TGCAACACATGACCCGGAATTTCCACCCCGTTGTTTGTTGTCTTCTCATTTATTGTATCTACGAATAATGTTGACATGATTTAACCCACTAAAAACCCACTAAATGTCGGGTTGTATGCTGCCGATTGTGTATGTGCATAAACGTATTGATTTTCTACATATATCCGCACATAGTCACCAGAATTTAATGTAACACTAACTGAACAAGACAGATTTGGATAATGATTACCACCTGCTGCATACCCATAACCAGATGCGATTGTAGACCAATTACTACCACTATCTGTAGATTTTTCTATTTTAACCCAACCTTGGTTATCTGCGGGTATCACAGAAGCCGCTGAATTACATCCAAATCCAGTAAATGAAAAATTATAAAACCCAGTTACAGGAACTTCAAACCTATTATTTGAAGTACTATAATGTGAGCCAACATTAGCAATAACAGTGTTAAAATTATAATGACCAGTTTGGGCAGCAGAAGTAGTTGATTCATATTGTACAACAGAAAACGCTGGCCTAGTAGGAGTTGTAACCCTATCGCCACTGTCAATTACTAACGCATCTGTACTGCCAGCCGCTCTTCTAATCTTATCTACATTTAGTATCGAAGCCATCTGTGCCTCACAGTATTGTCAAATTACCGTTGACGGTAATTGTAGTTGATGAACCTATAGTCAATGGACCAATCGCTAATGCATTTTTAGTTGATGCTATTGTAGTGTTCTCACTCACACTTTGTCCATTGGTGCGAAACACAGCGGTATCAACTGTGGTATTAGTGGTCTGAAACTGCGTAGCTGTAATCTCAGCCGCAAATGTACCACCACTAGACTTGCTGACTGTATCTGTCACAGTAAAAGCACGGAAGGCACGGATGACTAACTCATCGTTTACCGTTGCACCAGAACTTAGTGTGATTGTGTCACCATTGCTGGCGGTAAAGTCTGAACTATCAAGATGCACACCGTTTAGATATACGTCTACATCGTTACCAGAGAAGGCCAGTATCGCACCGTTAGCATCCGCACCTGTAAACGCGGTTTGGCTTGCTGTTGCTGTATACTTAAACAACTGCATTGCAAAGCTGGTAGGCTGGTCTACGGCACGACCAAAGAAGCGTACAGTAATTACATCGCCATTAGCTGGAGCGGCAGAAAAGGTTAGTGTTGTTCCTTGCGCGGTATATGCCTTACCTATACCCGGCTCTTGCACTACGTTACCGATTGTTACAATTAGTGCCTCACCGCTAACAACGCTTTGTGCCAGCGTAAACGCTGTTGCGCTTCCAGTGCCTGTAAAGGTCTGGAAGCTGATGTCACCTACATTTGGGTCAATGCCTATATATGCCATTATCCTACTATTTCCATTAAAGTAATAAAGCTAGTCCAACGGTCACCTCTTTGACACTGTAGTGGATAACTGGTGCTATAGGACTTCGCCTGTGTTTTATAAGTAACTGCACTTGTAGTACTAGGACTATCTAATTGGCTGTGTGTGGCATACCCCCTGAAAGATATATCTCCACCTGTGTTCATGTAATTTTGATAGGTATCTGTTACCGCTGAAATATTTGTGCTTCCTCTTAAAATAACTATTGTCCCGCCGTATCTTTGAAAATAGATATGTTGATTTATCATCACAAAGATTTTGTTTGATGCCGAAGAAGGTGTAATTGATGCAGAAAGATTAGTGTCACTGAGGGTCGAAGTCGAGCCGTGAGACGAAGCCGTTGTTGTGCTACCTTGTACGACCTGTATAACAGTGCCAGTAGGCATAATCGCAGAGGTAATCGCACCAGTTGCCAAAGAGTTTGTTTTAATTTTGCTTAATGGCATTTCAAACTCCTATCCTACTAAAAATCCACTAAAACGAATGTCATAAGTCCCGCTATTATCTCCATAAAGATAACCGTTGGCGACATTTACGCGAATATAATCTCCAGACGTCAACTCTATAGTTCCTGAACAAGCCATATTAGGATAGCTGGTAGTACTATTAAAATAAGCATAACTATGAGTAAAAACTGTATAACTAGAGCCAGTATTTGTTGAGCGTTCAAGTTGAACTTTAACCGCCGATTGGGCGGCTACTTGACCGCCACCTGAATTACACCCTAAGGCAGAAAAATTAAAGTTATAAATGCCAGCGATAGGCACAACAAACCTATCGTTAGATATGTCAAAATGTGAACCAACATTTGTGTGCACTGTATTAAAATTAATAACACCAGTAAAAGCTGATGTGCTAGATGAATCTTGAGCTACAAAAAAAGCTGGCCTTGCTGGCGTAAGTATGCGGCCAGTGCTATCAATCGTCATGGCTGTATTAGTGCCGCTACTGTCCTTTATCGTTGGAACATTCAAACTAGTAAACGTACCTGTGGTAGCGGACAATGCCTGATTAGGGTCATGCTCCAGCCGTGTTGTTACTTCTGCCTGACCGCGATAGATAACGTACACGTTACCTGTGCCAGAGGGCGGTGCTTCATCAAACGTCAGGGTAGTTCCTGTGGCTGTGTATGACTTACCAGAACCGGGTTCCTGTTGCACGTTGTCAACGAATACCTCAAGCTCTTCACCAGTGTTCACAGCGCGGTTAAGTGTGAACGCGGTCGCCGAACCTGTGCCGTTGAAGGACTGGCTCGTTGTCTTTGTCAGAGATTTGTTTGGTTGTGCGCCGATGTATGCCATTATACTGCTATCTCTGTTACGCTGATAAATGATGTGCCTCTTTCATATTGATAACCATCCGAATCTGATACAGTTCTATTAGTGTACCATGCATAATTTGTACCGCTTCCTTGATAAACCCCTACTTTATACGTCACTTGAGAAGTCGTTGAGGGTGTATCAAAGTAGCTGTAAATTACGTGTTCTGGCGTAGACCCTGCATTGGCAGCTTCATAAGTTAAAGATGTACCCATAAGAACACCTACTGCTCTGCCGCTAGCCGCTGGCGCACTTAACTTTGTTGAATCTCTATAAAAAAACCAAACTGAATTATATTTAGGAGAGTCCGCCGCCCACTCACCGTTTACCATTGCATCGATTCTTATAATGCTACTGGTTGATGTGGGAGTGATATTTACCGTTAAATGACTAAATGCTACATCTGTTTGAGTTGCACAAGTAGTAGAGGTTGTGTCCGTGTACTGTGTGCGTTGTATTTGCAACACAGTGCCAGCAGGCATGGAAGCAGAGGTGATTGCACCGCTTGCTAACTGACTCGAACCTACAGAATTAGCGGGTAAAGAGGCTATTTGATTTGCGCCTATTGTACTTAATGCCATCAAGTAATCTCCAGTACAGACAGGGTAACATCAGCCGCTGATGCTTGACTTGCTGTTATTCTCAAGATGTCAGAAGCATTCATCACAATCTTTTGGTCGCCGCCAACTGCTACCAATGATGAACCAACAGGAACAATAGCTGATTTTACAATGTGAACATTGTCGCCATCGTTATTGATTAACTGTACATTTACCGTAATTGACACTGTTAATATATTGGCAATGTTCAAGCCGATGATTGTTGTTTCTGTCGCGCTGGGGCAGGTGTAAACATCTGCGTTGGATGTCCCTACTGCGGTGTCTGTAAATGTTTTAAATGCGTTAGCCATTTTTCTATCCCAATGCTATTGCGAATGCCAATGCATTCGGGTCTTGTTCTGTAAAACCTTGCACCGCATTACTTGCATCCAAGAACACAGCCTTTTCTGCTGGCAACGTGCAGAAAATAGTGCGAGTTCCTGATGTCCAATTAACAGCGCTATCAGAGTTACTGGACTGCAATATTGTGGTACGGGCCAAGAGTGTGCCAGATGCAGTGTAGGTTCCAATGCCAATCTCAAAGTCAGTTCCGTCCGTGCAGGCATAATAGGTAGTGTTACTATTACCTATTTGACTAAACGCCTCAAAACCAGTTACCGCACCAGCAAGCGTATAAGTGCCTGTTCCGGTGGTGGTAGTAGTTTCTTTTATTCTGTCTTTAAGAACAAGCGCCATTACTTTAACTCAATTTCAAGATTCCCAGCGTTGATACGGAAGATATCGCCCGTAGCGATAGTCTTTGACGCATCTAATGCACCGATAAACAGGACATTGCCGCCACTGCCTTCTGTCACCAAACTGGCGCTTGCATGAGTCGCTATAAATGCGTGTGTGACCGTATTGCTTGTTCCGCCTGATGCTGCAAACTCTATATTGTTAGTGTTTGTAGCTTTTTGTGCTTCAGTGGTATCTGACGTTACGGTCCAGTTTGCCGCTGTAACTTGCAATCGGGCATAGTTTGTGAAGGTGGCCTCTGTAATTACAGGAGCGTCTGTTTCACCAGAGGTATTATTAAAGTTAGATACCGCTGTTGCCAGCCCAACATATATGCTGTCACCGGGGGTTGAAAAGGAACCAGCGTTATTCTTGAACAAAAAGTTAAGTAACTTATTCTCAAGAAACGTGGTTGCCGCGTTACTCGTTGCCATTTCTTACTCCTTATGTGCGAGGACGCTTTGGCAATCCCTGCCTATATGCGTCATCATTTTCTCTTGCCTCAGCAAGGTCTTTTAATCTTGTCATTGCCTCTTGGAAACGACCCTCATACATGGATATAACATCCTGCTCACCCTTCATGTAAATATACGCCTCTATCAAAGAACCGTAAAGAAGGGCATTGGAAGCGTTTTTGCTTAACCATGTATACTCACTGTTTGCGCCAGCAGTCAGGCTTGCTGGTCGATAGTAATAATGCAACTCCACAGTATATGCTTGGTCCGGCGTTGGACCCAGTATGAAGTTTGCCTGAACCTGACCTGAAGATGTCGCGGTGGCATCAAAGAAAGCGTAATATTTAGGAACGCCTGTTGTTGCCCTGTTGGGATACGCCTCTCTAATAAAATTAACGTCTTTTTCTATTAAGAAGTTTTCACTGCTTGCAGTGGTTATGAATAAAGAAAACGGAGCGAGAAAGTCTGCTGGGGTAGAAAGATACTCGTTATTTTGAGTAAGTGCAGATGTGGCGTTCTTTCTAAAGTTTTCTAAATCTACGTTTGAAAAAATGCGGTCTTCAGCAGAGCGAATAAAAACAGGCAGGTTTGTTACAAAACCTGTTTCGTCATTCTCAGTAAAATCTTGTATAGCCTGCTTTAGCTCTGAATACGAATAAGACATTAATCAATCCTGACTACCGCTGTTCCTGACGCCGCTGCGGGTATTGTTATTGCAAAAGTACCAGATGATACTGTTTGGTCGCCGCCAAAAGCAAAAGCTGCCACTGCTTTGTTTGATTTGCTAGAGTTATAAATAAGTGCGCCATTTGCAGTAAATGAAGCGCTTGTCCAAGAGGGGTCATTAAAATCCACAAAAGCAGATGTTCCGTCTGTGGTTGGCGCAACTACGGTCAACGCAACCCCGCCAGCGCTATACCCTGAACCGGAAATCTCGTTAGATGTGGAGTAAGCGGTGGTAGAAGCTCCTAGACTCGCGCTGCTAGTAAACAGAGCAATCTTAAATGTATCTGATGTAAAATCATGTGTCGCTTCAAAAAGCTCTTTTTTAAAACTTGTACACATCGCTGTAGTTATAGCCATTTTAAAATCTCATCATACTATTGTTATATTTCCAACCATGGCGCTATGGTTAGTACACTGATACACCAAAGATGTATCACTTGGTTCGTGCGGGACAATAAACTGTGTCAGTCCAGTGGTGGAGTTATAATTTTCTGTCACCCCTGTTGTAAAGGCAGAACCGCCATTAGATGTTCTAATTTGCAAGGGATGGCTTGATACATTAGCTGTATTATCAATTAAGTAGGTATGACCCTTGTAGAAAGTAAAGTTCGGGTTGTTGCCTGATGTCGCGCCGGGGCCAGTAAACGTATACGCCGAACTTCCGCTAGTGCCAGCGGTGTACTTTGTAACAGGCCCAGTAGTCTCATCATTCAATCGTATCCAATTACCGCCATGAGCAAAGTACAAACCCCCTGTAGCGTGAACATGAGCTACAGCCCCATGATAAGTTGATGCGCTTGGTAAGTCACTTAAAGCAGCATAATAGAAAACAATCTTATTTGCGCCAGAGCTAACATCAAAGAGGCCATTAGCATCTATGATATCAGTTAGCACACTGGAACTGTTTCCCAATGCCGCATAAATCTCATTGAAGTTATCGTTTATTTTATCCGCTCCAACACGAAGTGTATCGCCACTTCCATCATTTGCGCTTGAGCCAATTCCTACTGTTTGCTTTGCCATTTACCCCTCGTCAAAGGTTTTGTTTGTAGAGTCAAGTGTAACACTTGTAGAGTCATAGGTCGATGCTGCGCCTATTGACATATTACCAGCACTACCCACACCAAATACCGCACTAAGCTGCAAGGAAACATTCTGTGCAGGAACGGGCGCTCCACTTGTTGTTACTTCGCCAACCCTTCCAATGCCAAATCCAACATTAACTTGCGTTAAAGTAGATACATCAAATGTCGGAAACGTAATTGTAACCGAATCTGAGAATCTATCTGGCCTTGCATTGGACAATGATTGAGGGTCGTTAATTCTAATCCGCCCAAGAAAGTTTTGGGGGTGGTCTGGGTCAGCAACATCATTGCCGACCCTTAGACCAGTTTTAACGCCATTACGAAACTCAAAAACAAGGTCTGATAATTTATACCTAAACCCTGTTTTATCGCAAAAGCCAAACGCGTATTTTCCTCTAGCTAACGGCATTTATTATCCTGCGCGAGTAAATCGCTTGCCCTTTGTGGCCGCACCAGCGCCACGAACCATACCACCAGATTTGTACCCTAGTCCTTTTTTCATCATGCCGCCTGCTCCTTTTCTGCCGACCCGCCGAGAAACCTTAGTTGGCTTCTTCTTATTAGCTGCCTTCATTTGAGCAATTAACGCGTCCTTTTTTACCTTTGGCACAGCGGAACGAGCGTCTTTTACCGTCGCCGCCTTCTTAGGCGTTGGAGTGGTTTGAGCGCCAGTATTCTTGGCCTCATTACGCATAGCGCTAGTTACTGCGCGTTGCTGTCCTTTGTCCTTAGACCTCATCATGTTCATTTGGGTTTTAGACATACGGGCGTATGGATTTTTAGTTTTAGTATTGCCCGGAACGCTTCCTGCTTTAGGCATTTTAATCTTTTGACCTATGCGAATTTGATTAGCATTTTTAATGCCGGGGTTAGCTGTAAGAAGGGCCTGTATCGAAGTGTTATTATCTTTTGCAATTTGAGATAAGGTCATGCCCTTCTTTACTTCTACAGGACCACCCTTATTCATCTTGCCAATACCATCTGCGGCAAAGAACGGAACCTTCTTGCCGTCTTTTTCCACCATCTTTAGTTTACCGCCACCCTTTTTACGAGTCATATTTCGGCCTGTGGTGCGCTCTGTATTCATTGGGTGCTTTGGATTTGCGTGACGAGGACGTGAAGGAGGAGCCTTTGGCAACTTCTTCTTTTTCTTTTCGCCCTTTGGATTGTATTTCATTGGCATATTAGCCTCCTAAGTAAAACGTGTCGTATGGCACGAACTTGATTGACGATGAGTCTGAGTCTTCCCCTGCGGCAAGCTCAAATTGAAACTCATACTCTTGTTTAAGCGGAGCCACACGCGCCGCCACTTCTGGCCTTTTCATAGCAATGTAATAGGCCAAACCTGACACCAGACACGGAATAAACCGTGGCGGTACATCTGCACTTGTTCCTATCCCAGACGAGACGCCAGAGATTCCACGAAGGCGGTAATACGAGAGAGTATATGTGCTATCGTCCGGAACAGGCCAGAGAGTAACATTGACAGCCGTTGCTTGACGGTCAACAAATATTTGAGAGGGACGTCCCTGAGTGTTCTTTGAAGATTGTTGAGCATACGTTGAAACGCTGATACGGTCCAAATTCGTATCCACCTGACTCGTACCCGTGCCTGTTCTAATTTGATGTTCAATGAGGTCAATAGTGTCTGTAGGCATAGCATAAGTTGCTGTGCCTGACGTAAGAGATAAAGTACCCCCGTCAATAGTCCAGAGATTAAGCCCACGGTTCTGCCACTCCAATGTTAATAGGTTAAGGCTACGCCTAACTGTTTTAAGGTCGTAGCCAGTTGTCATTTGAAGACCTGCACGTTCAAACGCTTCATCAAATAGTTCTGGTAGGTCTGGTGTTACTACAGACATTATTTGACCTTTCTGTGCGGCTTCACTTTAGCTCGTATTTTTTTAGGCTGTTTTGAGAATTGCTTACCAGCCTTAGTTGCTTTTCGTTTAGCACGGGTTGTTGCCGCGTACTCTTGGGGCGATAGGGACTTGATGGCACTTGAAGGTAGATATCTCTCCCCGGTTGCTTTTGGACCCTGTGTCGATGGCTTCCCACTTTTAGTTCTCCATTTTTGTTTCGTCCAAGCCTTTAGACTTCTTTGCGATTTCTTTAACGCCATATTTATCCCCTTGTAGCAAAGTATATCACAGATAACAGAGCTATCACCATAAAGCCTAGCGCAAGAAAAGCTGTTACAGATGTCTCCACCATTTGTTCAAACTCCAATTTCTTTTTCATCTTTTCTTTTTTTGCCTGTTCTTCAGCCTCTTTTGCCTCTCTAATTCTTCTTGCTCTTTCATTTATTATACCAGCCCAAGTGCCATGGCCAAACCTCATGTCAATAAGGCTACGCATTTCATCTAAGTGTTCTTCTGCCAATTTTGCATTAATGGTTTCCTCAGCTATAGACTTAACACTAAACGGGTCATTTGATGCATCACGCTTCGCTTTATTCGCCTCGTCCCGACCCTGTAACAATTTATCTACATAGCCAGCTATCTGACCTATGTCGTTTGTTGTTGAGATGGCGGACTTAATACCATCAACAGCGCTTTTAACTAATGCGATTCCTGCGAGAGCTTCTGCGACAACCATTTTTATGCAACCTCATTATCTGGTTCGTTTAACTCTCCCTGTTCCCTTTTTATTAGACCGTCTAATCGCCTCTTTGCCCTGTTTAAATATTCTAGCGACTTCTGATTTCCCCATAACTTTGGCTCTTTGCTCGCCAACCGTTAGTATCTGTATCTTTCTAGCGTAGGGCTTATTAATCTTTTTAACCTTGGCCACAGTTGCCCTAGCATCAGCAGGTGTAGCAAACTTTATACCGACAGTATCTTTTGGATTCTCATCTGTATAAAGCCTGCGACCACTCCCCTTTGGCTTTTTACCTGTTCCTACTTTTGGGTCTGGTTTCTTTGCCATTAGTTTTTATAACCGCCCCCTGCTTTTTTATAAGCAGAGGCTAGCATTTGCGCTTTTCTTGCTGACCACTGTCCCGGAGCGCCGCCTTTTCCGCCTGCTTTAATCCTATTAAATATACGCTTTCTCATGCCCGGCTTTGTGTAGTTTCCAGCCTCGTTTACTTTTGACTTTGTTTTACCTCCAGCTTTCATGGCTACTGGCTTCTTGCGCCCTTGAGCGCACCTCATTTTTGCCGCTCTCATGCTCTTTCTCCTTGGCAACAATCATGGATTACAGAACCACACTTAGAACACTGTTCATGCCCATGCACAAAAACAGTTACAAGCTTCTCATTGCAACGTGGACAGTTACCGCAATGAACTCTTGTTCTGGCTGTACTGTCACTGGTTTTATAAACAGGAACAGCGTATCCATTTGAGCTACCAACATACATTATGATTTCCTATTTACTTTCTTTGCTGTTCTAGTCCTTGGAAAAGACCTATTAAGATTTCTAGCAACGACCCTTAGATTGCTTTTTCTATTATCTTTGGGGTTACCATTTTTATGAGCCACATCCTTCTTGTCACCCTTTTTGGCCTTACCTGCCGCAACCATTCTTCTTCGGGCTGTATTTCTGCTTACGCGACGTTTCTTTTGTTCTGTAGATGAGTGATATTTTTTGTACTCACCTTTGTAATTGCGTTTCATTTATGCACCTTTTGCACGGGGAAAACTGCTTTTACGCTAGCGCCTTTATGAGCCTTAAATCCACCCTTGGGATTTTTCATTAACTTATACCCAGAGCCGTGCTTCATCCAATGAAATCCTTTTGGTGCTGTAACGCTTTTTCTTTCCATTACCTAATAGTGCCTTTTGTTTTACCCTTAGATGCAATTCCGTCACGCCGCTTTTTCATGGCTCCGCCACCGTACATTCTTTGCATTTGCTGCATAGGGTCAGCCATCATTGGGTTTTTCTTTTGCTTTTGATTTTTAGCCAACATACCCGCTATGCCGCCTAAACCCATTCCACCCATTTTACTAAGAACATCTGATATTGGGCCTTTGCCTTTCATAATGCTGTACGCTGGAGAAACTGTTTCTAACAGCTTTCCCATGTTTGCTTTCATTGCAGGTTTTTTCTTTTTTCCATGTTTCACTTGCTTCTCCATAGAGGCTCTTGAGATTGGCATTTAACACTTCCACCGTCTTCTAGCTTGACGCAAGCGGCTGTTTGGATTCTTTGCCGCTTTAGGAAACTTCTTCATTTGACCAGCAGAACGAGCGCAGAAAGACTTACGTCTCTTTGCGTCCTTACTGCCCTTTTTAACTTTGCCAGTTACAGCAGTCTTTAGCTTACTTCCGGGATTTGCTTTTCTGTAAGCGGCAACACCTTTTTTGGTCATCCCCGCCCCGCTTTTAGTGGGACGGAAATTACCAGACTTGACAGATGTTTTTATAGGGGTTTCTTTTCTTCTAGGCACAGCCCATCCCCTATGACATAAACACCGTTACACTAGAACACGCAGTTAAATCCAGATAAACATCTGTTTCAAACAAAATGCCGTTGTCTGGAATGTTTACAGAGAATGTGCTAGATGTACCAAAAGCTACATCTAGTAGAGTGGTCCCACTGGAACCACCATCCTTTAAAACAACCTGCGGACTACCAGAGCCAGCCGTCACCACCTGTATTTGACGCACTCTTGCGCGTCCAGCATACACGGTGGCATCTGCTGTCTTGGTGACTGCAAATACATCGGACCTACTCATATTAGCCTCCTACGAAGCGTCTGATGAGCTAGAAATACCCATAAACTTCATAACCACAGTTGTGTCTGCTCCGGGGTCACCGGACAGAACAATCTCAACCTCATCTGCTGTTTCTGTAGCGGCTGTTGTTGTGCCGCCAGACATACCCAACACACCATTACATGGGAAAAAGCCTTTGAAACCAGTTGAGTTTACTGCGGCGGCAATGCCGTCAACAAATCCATCTGTGTCTGCGTCTGTGCCGATATCAACTAGGTTTACGTTGTTAGACGCTGCGCCTGTAACGGCGACCATAACAGCCAGAGGGATAAAGTTTGATGGAATGCCAATAGCGGATTCTTTTCCTGTAGTAGCACCACTGGCAACTGTTACAGTAGCAGTGTAAACAGAAAGTGTCATCTCACTGGTAAGGTCACCAGTTGTCGCGCTTTTAATAACATTTTTGAAACCGTTTTCTGAGCGGACGGGACCGCTAAAAGTTGTATTAGCCATATTAACTCCTTGTCGTGGCTAGTGTCAGCATAAGCTGTCAAGGTTATAAATCATTATAACAAAAGAAAGGGCGACCCGAAAGCCGCCCCATCTAAAAGTTTATACCATAGTACAATTAAGCTCCGGGTGAGCCGTAAATGCCTAATGGGTCGGACACACCGAAGCTGTAACGCTCACGAGCTTTGTAGCGAACATTGCCTGTGTCAAAGTCACCATCCATAGATGTTGACATTGGTGTACGGACAAAGTGCTTCATGCCGTTCGGCACATCGGTTGTCAGGAAGAACGCATCGTTGTCAGTCAGGTAGTGATTGACACGGAAGCCTTCTGGAATCGAACCGTTTGACCGAATAGCGTTGATGTCGTTATCGGCTGTGCCGACACGCAAATCTGTCTGTAATAGACGAGTTGCAACAAACATCAATGCTGGTGGAATAACCAACTTGCGTGGACGAGCGGCAATCAACAGGCCGCGCTCATCAACGAATGCGGCAATATTAATAACTGCTTCTTCCAAAGAAGTCTCGTTCAAGTCAGCATTTGTGCTTGGACGATTTGAGTTAGTTCCACCCTGTACAGTCGGGTGAGAAGCATTAAACAATGTTACCCCATCACCTGATTGAAAGGTGGTGAAACCATTGTTTAGCAGCGCGGCGGCTTTTACCTGCTTGGTATATGCCATCGCACGGGCAAGAGACTTTGTATAACGTGCTGAAAGCGCATCGTACAAATTATCTTCCATTGCTTCTTCAGTTACAGAAAAGCCCATTGCCACAGTTTCGTGGTTGTAACGGGCTGTGAAGGATTCCTGTGCGCTGTCAAACGAAATCGCTGACCCCTCCGGTTTTACGGGAGCGGCTCCGAAACCAGACAGCTTTACTTCTTCCTCGAAGCTACGCTCTGATGTTTCAGTTTCATAGATTTCTGCGTGTTCATTTTCATACTTTTCGTATTCCAAACCGAACAGTGCGTTAAGACCCGGTAACAGTTCCTTCAGGAGTTGTGCGCGTGTAATAGCCATTTTCTACTCCTTACGCCGAACCAGTTGCAAGTGCATGCTGGTGGTAATTGAACTTACATACCAGAATGGGGAAAGACGTACCTTTCTCGTCACCTTGGTCACCACCAAGATAATCAATAACCCGAATTGGGTTTTGAGCATCTGTGCTGAGTTCGGAAATGTCCAACGCTACACGGCTAATTTTCAGTGAAGTGTTTGGAGCAGTTTGAACGAGAAGAGTGTTCTTGCCATAGATATCACCTGTGTTTGTCGGCGCACCATCCGCTTGGATAGTGAACAGAACATTCGGGTCATCTACGACATACGCCATAATATCAGAAGCAGCAGTGCTTGCTGGATATAGCTGGCTGAACGTCTTTTGATTGGTGTTCGGGTCTGTGTACGAACACCCCATGAAGATACCAACGATATCGATTTCAGTCGAATCATCGCCAGTAGCGGACTGCTTTTCGATTGTAGTGGCTGTGCCACCGTCAACTAGGTGAACAATATCGCCTGTGGCAATCGCAGTACCATAGCCAGAGGCTATTGGATACTGGCGGAAAACCTCAAGAGAACCACTGTCAAGACGACCAATCGGGCGCAGACCGAAGGGAGCGGCAGTTGAAGACATTTGCTTATTCCTCTCTTCTATCTAGCCATTAACATAACGGTAAGCGCCTAATTAAAGTTACTTACCAAACGAAGTTTTCGTAGACCGTTCTGGTTGTAGAACAGGCATACGAGGGTCAGATTGACGTAGATAATTATTATCTACAGATTCTATCTGTTGTGCGTTCATCTCATCGTGTGCATCACGACGAGATTCTGCAAATTCGGTCGAGTTCTCGCAAAGTAGCAAGCCTCCAACCTCAACATTACCTTCAAATCGAGAGTCGATATCAGGCAACACTTGTAATTCAGGATGGTCCTCTGCCTTAACTGGCGTCCAACCCTCACGAAATTTAGATGACACATTGGTGTTGTCAGCCTGCCCTAAAGTAGATGTGCGTACCCAGCGGTATTCAACACCGTCGCGGGGTTCGGGGGTAGGTAACATGGTCGGTCTTTGCCAAGTTTTTTTACGAGCTTCGTTGTCACGAGACTTGTTTGAGCGTGGGGTTCTGTCAGACATTAGATGCCTCCTTCAAGAGTTGCGCCGCATATTGTTCTGCCGTAAGGCCAAGGCGCTTGGCGAGAGCGACTTGTGTTGAGGTTAATTGCACTCTGCGTGGTTTTTTTCCACTCCGCTGTGCGGGGGCAACCACGGAACCAGTTTGACGAACAGGTGCTTCTTCCTCAATTATCTGTTCACCAAACTTGTCTGGGAATCGTTGACGCATTGAAGCGTCAATACGATTATAATATTCATCTGCTTGCGTCTTTGGATTTAAGCCTTCTTTTACCAGCTTTTCATGTAATCCAAATGCATAACCTGTCATTTCAGAGTCTTCACCAAACCAAGAGTTTTCAGATGCCCATGCTTTTGTTTTGGTATCTAGCTCAGGAATCTTTTGTTTTGTTGGCGGAGCCTCTTCCGGAACAGTCTCCTCTTTTGGTGGTGTATAAGAGTCAACCCTAAACTTTTCGTTTTGAAGACTGTTAAGCTTTGTATTTGCATCTAACAGTTTATCTGGGTCACCACTCTCATAAGCCTCCTTATATTCTTTTTTGGCCTGCTCTATTTGGGCATCAACTCTACCCTTGGCCTGCTCTACTAAAACACCCTCGCCTTCTTGTATTGTTTTGCGAAGTTTTTTATTATCTTCATATAATTTTTTGGCATAACCGACTGCTTCTTCTTGCAGTCTTGCGGCCTCTTCTTTTGCCCGTCGCTCCTCGTGAAACTCATATTTTAATTGCTTAATGCGCTTTTGCACATTTTCGCTATAGTTTGAGATTTCATCATCTTCTGGAATTTGCGGTTCCGCATCTTCCGCACGGCGAGGCTTTCCTTTGTCTTGCTCAGGTGTGTCATCTATAATGTCCACCTCAAGCTCAACATTGTTTTCCAATTCTACCTCAGTACCCTCTTCTAGCTTTTCTGCTGTATTCGTATTCATGCTCTTGTGTATCCCCTTGGGTCTTCGACAACTGCTTCCACAGTGTCATCGTTAATAAGACGAAACTCCTGTTTTTCAATCTTAAATCTTGTGCCTGAATAAGACCGAAAAATAACGAAGTCACCTTCTTTGCAATACGGACCATTCGGAAACTTATCTTTGTCCCCGTATGCGTCTGGCCCAGCTTTAACAACAAAGCCAATAACTGACGCGGTTTGTTCCGCTTGCTTTAAAGCATCAGGCATATAAATGCCTGCATCTGTCTTTTCTTTAACCTCAAGTGGTTGTATCAAGAGTTTATACCCAGTGGGTTCGGGTATTTTGGTTGCGACTTTTTGGTCGACTTCTTTTTTTGCAGAATACATCTGTTTTCCTTGCAGTGATTTAGGTTCACAGTACCTTGCAGGCTTTGCCTGAAAGTCTCCACTAACGAATATATAGCATATAAATGCTTTACGGAACCCCTACTCTTCTTCTAATCTTTTTTCCAAATCTAATATATCACGTTCAACTAGGGCTAAAGCCTCAACTTTACCGACAAGTCGAATATATTCTTCATGGTCCTGACATCCACCACCAGCCATGTGGTCGGCTATGTCATTCATATAAATTCTAATTTTATCCCTTATCACTTCCAGCATCATCTATCTCCTCTGTGATTGTTTTGCCAAGCTCAATTCCATATCTCAGGTCTTCGCGCTGTCCCTCATAACGTGTTTTTGCCAAGTCCATTCCAAGTCTTGCACCCTCACGCCGCTCTTCAGACTCAATGCGCTCTTCTTGAACCGCGATATTGGCCGCAGATTTATTCATATCTGATTGCAACTTAGCCAAATCAAGTTGCTGTTTGTGTTGGAACTCAGCTTCTTTAAGGGCAATTTCACGTTGTTGTATTTGTGTAAGCGGGTCTTGCTCCTGCTTTCTTGCCTCTTCTTCAGCCATTTCAGCTTGATTTTGATTTAAAAGCTTTCCTGCCGCTTGTGCCGCAAGCCTAGAAATTTCTATCTCTATATCTTCTGGCAAAGGCTTGTCCTCACTAGGCATTCCCACACCAAGATTTTTTTCTATTTCTTTTCTATACTGGAAAGCCACATGCTCAGTTATGTGTGCTGACAAAGCTGCCTGTATCGCTCCAGCAAAAGGTGACTGCCCTACAATCTCTTGTAGCTTGGGGTCCTGAGCGGCAGCAATGTGAACCTGTATGTGCGCCTCATGGTCCTGATATTTAAATGCCTTTACAGGCTCCTGTTTCAGAATAGCCATGTTTTCAGTAACAGGGTCTGAAGCCTTTACATCATCTGGTAGCTTTACGATTTGGTCTGCGTCTTTGATTCCAAGCACTTCGAGCATTTGACGATGCAGCTTACCCATGTCATAGAGATTCGGAGCCTGTTGAGCAAGTTGCATAGCCGCCTGATATTGCACGACTCTTTGTGACATGGTTGCGGCGTTGGGGTCGGAAACCGGGATAATATCAACCCTATCATCGAAATCCTCCTGACGATTAAAGTTTTCTTCTAACTGATAAGAATAGCTTGGCCCCATATAATCTTTTATTATTTTGCCCAGTATTCTAAGTTCTTTTTTGAGAGCCGCATGAAGGCGAGCCTGAACACCAGACATTACCTTCATGGAACGCTCCATTAACGCGAGCGTAGTTCCGACCGGAGCTTGCGGGTTGAGGTTTCCAACTTGTACATCAGCAACGGAGCCAATCCTTCTCCCCTCTTCCACGATATTTCCGAGAAGCTGGTATAATACTGATGATGGCTCCTTGTAAGGAAGGAATGCAATCGAGTCCCTAATTGCACCCCCCGGCACGTCCACGTCGCGGAATTCACCCGGCATGAGAGGCGAATCGTCACCTTTAATACGTAGTCCGCGAGCCTTAAGACCAGCGGGGAGATTAGAGAGTGTACCCGCATCAATAAGTTGGCGCAGAATACTTGTGGCACTTTTAGCAAGACCACCAATAAGATGAATAAGACCCGTTCCATAGAACCCAAGTCCCGGCAGGTATCTGTAGTGAACAAAGTGTTGTCTCTTACGCTTTTTAGAATCTTCCTCATACCAATTTCTCCTTATTGATAAAATGGTTAGGCTGGACTTGTCCACCGTCACCACATAAGGTCTTGCAATGCCATCAGCATCCTCAAATGGCTCTGGTAAATTTAAGTCAGCGTGAATCTCCAAAATCGTGTGTCTGTCATCATCCTCAAGAACGGCGGTTTCTCCATCAATCTCATCATACTTCTCTTGGATATCTGATTGGTCTGGCTCTGGGTCAGGTAACTCCACATCAGTATAAAAGCCATTAACCTGTAGCTCTATAATTTCATTTGCAGTCTTCTTCATCACATGTGTATATCGTGGCGCAGTCATAAGGTCTGACGCACCGTAAGAAACAACAAAATCTTCTGCTGGAACAAACATGGCGCAAGGACGCTCCATGATTGGGTCATAGTAAACTTTTTTAAACGCAGAGCCTGCCAAAGGTAATCGAAACAGCATTTGTTCTGTTTCTTCTCGATATTCTGTCATCTCCTCTGTAAGAAGATAATTCATTTCTGTTTCTACACGGGTGGCCTGCTCCATTTTCTCTGGGTCACGCTTTCCCATAACTTTTGTACGCACTGGGCCAGCGGCAGGAAACAATTCTCCCATAGCCTGTGCCTGAAAACGAACAACAGCCTCTGTCAACACTGGATGAAAAACACCAGCCGCGCCTGCCCAAGGCTGTGTGCGCTCTTCAATCTTCATGCCAAGAAGGTCTAAGCCCTTGACGTAAGACCTAGCCCACTCTTTTCTAGACTCACGGTCAGCAACAAAATCATCAACTAATTCAGAAGCAAGAGAATCTAGCTCTCCTTCTTCCATATACTCAGCCAAGTTAGCATCATGCCCCGGCCCCATAATGGACTCAGCAACTTCACCCGTAAAATCAATAACCATAGACTCATCTTCGGATTGAACGCTAACCATGTCTGGGTTTACTATTTCAACCTCAACTTCTGGAGCGTCTTCTATATCCAGATTTGCTGGACTCATTTGCTTTTCTACAGCCATGATACTTATTCCTGTGAGTTTTCTAATTTTTGCATAATAACAGAATATCTACCGTGATGACAGTCTGAGAGGTCGCTTACAACAAACCAACCTTTTTCTTCGTAAATTTTTATTTCGTGATGCCCAACATATCTGACAATAATTTTTTTAGTAATACTCCACGGGTCTTTTGTATTTTGGCTCGTCATCCCACTCATCCATAACGCTTCTTATCCATCCACCTTGACGGAATCTCAACAAAGCCTGAGTTGTGGAGTCAACCAAGTCATCATTTTCTCCCGTAGGGAATGCCGCACACTCTTCTATTACTTCTTCCGCCCATCTTGTATGTGGCGTCCACACAACGCCAGAGGCGAACAGGTCTGTTACGGCATTCACCCTAGCTATTTTATCCTGCCCACGGGACGGTGTAAACTCAGTCACAGGTATTCCCATGGCCCTTAATTCAAAAATCAACGGGGAGCCTGCGGCCTTTGCTTCAACAATCATCTGGTCAGGTTCAAACTCCCAGTATTTATCATAGGCGGCTCTTTTTAATTCTGGAAACTCTAGCTTTTCTTTATACGCATCCAGCAGAATTAAATTAGGAACGGTTTCCCCTTGGTCATTAGGGTGGTTAAATATACCCCATGTTGTACAAGCACTGTAGTCTGCCCGTTGTGTTTTTAAGAAGGCCGTATCCCAACTTTGTATTATGGCCTCACACGGTGGCGGATTCTCATATTCCCACTCTTGCCACCATTCTCTTTTTATTAATGCACCCTCTTCAGCAGTTGGGTCTTGTTGATATTGGGCTGACCATTTGGAAATCGGGAGTTCGGCCTTTAATGCCTCTAGCTGGTCTACAGGCCAAAACTCAGGCCAAAGCGGTTCACCGGACGGCATTATTGCCGGAAGCTCAATTACTTCCCACTCATCCGCACCCTCTCTTTGCGTGGCTGACTTTACGATTTGACCAGTTAAATCTTTTACAGACCAACGGGTCATAACAATAATTATTGCCCCTCCCGGCTGGAGTCTTTGTCTTGGTCCTGATGTATACCATTCGTATACCTTGTCGTAGACTTCCGTGTTGTAAGCCCCCAATGCCGCCTCTTGTTCCGAATGGGGGTCATCAATAATGAGAACATCAGCACCTTTACCAGTGACCGCACCGCCAACACCAATCGCAAAGTAATCTCCTTTTTTGTTTGTGTTCCAACGACCAGCAGCCTTTGAATCTGCTGATAGAGATATTCCGGGAAACACCTCTTGAAAATCTTCTTGGTTGATTAGGTTTCTAACCTTACGACCAAAACCCACAGCAAGCTCTGCGGTGTGCGCTGTCTGAATAATTTTTTTCTCTGGGTATCTTCCTAAAAACCAAGCGGGAAATAAATATGATGCAAACTCTGACTTGGTATGTCGTGGGGGCATGTTAATAATCAGGCGCTTTAGCTCTCCATTTGCTACACGCTCAAATGCATTTGCCATGATTTGATGATGTCTTCCGTTTATAAATGCAGGCCATACCCTGTTTACAAACTGTAGGAAGTCACTTCTAGCGCCCTCACGAGACTTTGCTTCCTCAAGCTCGCTTAATAGCTCTAGTATCTCATTCTTCTTTTGCGGGGGAAGTTGAGCTATCTTTTGCTTTACTGCTGATAATGTACTCATGTATCGCTAACACAACGATTTATCAAAACTGATTTTGCAAGCTCTAACAAAAACACCATATCCGGACCCTTGCCATGTGATGTGGCCATAAACAAGTTGCCTTCATCAGTCCACCCAACAACAAGTGCCTCTGTCATGGAAACCTCTTCACGAAGCACACCCAGCATTTCTTTTGGGTCTAAATCAGGGTCTTCATGTATAGAAGGGTTACCCGGAAATTGTATTATATTTGTCATCTTCAATTTCTTCCAGAATCTCTATTCTGTCTCGGTGTATTGATATTTTATCAAGTTCACCCTGAATAGCTTCAAGAATATCGGAATGCTCTCCTATTCCTGCTGGATTAGATAGATAAACATTTATGTTTGTTTTGTGCAACTGAATGTTGCCGTGTGCCTGAGCAATCAAAGCACGGATTATTTCTTCTTTCATACTTAACTCCCTCTCCCTAGAAAATGACGGCGGGGGAGCAAACTAGTATTTGCTCAACCCCACCGGGGGTGTCGGGAGACGTTACACCCCAAGTAACTATACAACACAGTTACCTGTTACACTAGACTCAGGTATATATCTATATTAATATATATATATATATAATATATATATCATATAAGGGAGAGACTGGTAATGAAAGAATTTGCTATTGCATTGAGCATTTGGACCCACACAGGCACAGAATGGGTTTTGGAAAGTCAAGACGTGTTAAAGGAAACATCCTATCAAGAACATTGCGAATTTTCATCTTATGAAGAGATGAAACATGAGGGTAGTGAAAATAGATATTTTAAAGTGATTGTTCAATGTTATCCTGTTTCTTGCTCTGAAAAGGAACTATGCTAAATGTTTAAGGCCTTTATAGTAGCTTGTCACATAGCTAATCCTGCTGACTGCATACTCATAAGTGATGACCGTGGCCCTTATGACACTGAGGAAGAATGCAAAACTCGTATTGTAGAAATGATTGAAGACTCGATAGATGTATTCAGAATGATACAAGTTCCCATGATATTTAAGCTGACAAGCTGTGTACACCCAGACGATATGGAATTTACAAATGTCAACATTACTGACCAATATTCCAAACGCTAAAGTTTATGTTCGCAAAGAGTATCTTATGGACCACCAAGAGGGGCATGGTGAGTTCATAGAGGGCCATTGGGTAACAGCAAAGTCCATTCCCGGCAGAGCTTTCTACTTTGAGACATACCTGCCGCAATATGGCGCTTTATATGATAAATTACCGATTAGTGCCTTTTTATCAGAGCCAAAAACCCCAGAACCAGACCTGTCCCTGCCAAATCTGCAATTCTGGAACTGCATGGACTATGGCGTTACGTCTATTTACAAGCAGTTTATCGGGTCTATGGACTTTGAAGTCCGAACCAGAGACTCTGGTAATTTTTACGGCACATATATCTGCACATTAGACAACTACCATGCACAGGCAGATGAAATAGACTACTCAACGTCCGAAATTCCCGAAGAACACAAGTCATTTAACCTGATAGAGCTAGAAAACGGGCAATATGCACTGTACCCAAACAACAGAATGCGGGTATATGACAACTCTCTAACCCCAGAAAACCCGTTAATGCCCGATTTTAAGGTATCCACCGACTATTATCAGGTAGAATCAGGCAACAAATACCGCCTAGGGGACACAGAAGAGTATTTTTACGAAAAAAATTAGTACGAGGGTTAGGATTCCTACCCCTATTTTCCCGAAAAACACCCGGGGGGAAAATAAACTATTTGTATCATGGTACAAATTAGGGGGTGGGGGTCATTGTATAGTGGGTTTAGTGGTATATTCCCAGTAATCCCATATCTCACGCCTTCTCTTCTCCACGATAAATAGAAGTATATTCCTCTCTATTTCGCTCAGAGACGCCCAAGCATCTCTTTCGGCGGGTGTCATACTACATATCAGACAAATGCTCTCAGTGGGGCTTAAAACGCCAACAAACCTACAATCATGCTGGCATGGAAGGTCTATGTTTTTTCTTTTGTCATCGGATGTGTAAATCATCATGTAGTCCGCGTGGGCGGGGCCAGCCCGACAAACGGGTGTGGGGGTAGGGTGGGGTCCGTACATACGCCAAAGTTTGCGTGGGTAGGGTCACTCGCCCATCAGCAACGCCAAACGCCTCTGCAAATCGGCCTCAATCTCAGACGCTGACCTGTTTGAATTTTCATCTGTCACCACATTATCTGAAAACATACCTATGGACCTTCCCAACTGGGTGAGGGCTGAGACCCGTGACGTATCACTGCCAGACACTGCCTCTTCCTTGAGCCTATCAGTCACCCATATTCTCAGGCGGTCCTCGTCTGTCCGCTTTCGTGCGGTGATTTCCTCAGTTATGGACTTTATCCTCTGTGCAACCTTGGTGTTCTCTGTTGCCAGCTTCGAGGCATTAGCCCATACAGTGCTTGGTTTTGTGCCTTCCTTAACATCGTAAGCCTGACGGTAGGCTTCTGTCAGTGTTTCACCTTGTGCAACCATCTGGCAAAAGTGTTCCTGCTTGGCTGTAAGTTTATCACCTGCATCTGTCACTATTGATAGGTGAGGGTGTTTATCTTTTGGCATGTTCTATTCCCTTTGTTCTGCCACCATGCGCTATCGCTTGGTCGGGCTTTCACATTCGTACTATGGAACAAATTATACCAGACCCCATGCAGTTGACGCTACCCATATGCCTTTTAAAGGCGATTTAAAGCCCCGTGAGTGCCTATCTCTATTTTTGCTCATAATCATACACGGGTATGTCGAGAAACGCCTGTACGGGCAAATAAGGTATTTTGAGCATAAAAATTCGCAGTTTCCCGTACAATAATTTGGGGCCATTAAACGTCTATAAATTAAATAAAGAAAATAACTCAAAAGACTTGAATAATACTCAGAATAGTGTATTTAGAGGGTATATTCTTTTTTTTCAAATTTTGGAGGCCATCGCTACACTTACCGGACACGCCCACGGGGGCAGGGGCTAGCAACCCCGACCATACTGGACCACCACCTATTTACCGCTTCGATAGCGTCCGGCTTATGCGCAAAATGGGGGTGTAGACTGAGGCAGACATGTTTTGCTGTAACGTATCGGTTTAGAGTACGCCTTGCTTATATCCTGTCGCTGGCATTGGTAGCCAGTTATGAAGAGACACCAAACGAAACAGGAGACGTTTTATGTATAAAGTAATAGCTGAAGCACACAATATGAGTGCAGATAGTACATGTAGAACACTGCAAGATGCTAAGAATGCTTGCGGTGTTATGCTTGAGAAGTTGGGTTATCAGAAAAAAGATATCCACATCATCACGCCTGAAGGCAAAAAATTATACCTCGTTCCTCAAAAATAGGAGAATACATTGGTTGAATATTTCCACATTTATGTAAATGGCGGCCTCACATATGTGGGGCTGGTTTTATCTCAGGCCGTACAGGTCATGGATAAATTAAAGGCTGATGGCAACAAGCCAGTTATGAAGTCTTATATGCTGGACCCTGTCGTGCTTGCGGCAATGTCACAATCGTATGATGACAACTAAGCTACCTGATGATGGGCGCGTAGGACACGCCCGAAACACCGCGCCTTGCGGTGTCGTAGCGTCCTGCTACATTCCCTACAATTTTGGAGACAAAAATGCAAAACGTAACAAAAATTTTAGACATGGACACACTTAACACAATCAATGCCAATGAGAAAAAAATTGGCAAGCTTAACGGTAAGGCTTCCGCGATTACAGAAGAACGCCAGAAGCTAAAAATGACTAGCTACTGTCTGCTAGTGTCCGGCATGGCAGGGGCTAAGTTGGATAAAGGTAATTTTAAGTCTGCCGACAGGACCAACCTGAAGGGTGATTTAATGGACGCTGGCGGCCTGACAGATAGCATGGCCGAAAAGTACATCAAAAATGTCGCTGGTGCTAAAAATAAGCTTAAGGACCACGGCATTAACTCAGATAACATCACACCAGCTGGTGTTGCTGAAATCTTCGAGGACCAAGGTATTACCTCAGAAGCCAAGCTTATAAAGTTAATCTCTGGTGACAGTGCAAAGTCTAAGGTAGAGCAATTAGTTGACAAGGTTGCTGGCAAGCGTTCGCGCAAGAAAGATAAAGACGGCAACAGTGTAGACGGTGATGCTTGGTTGGGTGGTTTGACAGATGAAGATTTATCTGAATTCCACAACAAACTGGCAGATGCTTTAAGGCTTCGCGGTGAAATAAAGAAAGCCTCTCAGGCGGCTGGTGATAAGGCTCAGGCTGAGATTGAACAAGTCAATGCAATGTGTGAGCAATTAGGCGCGGCATAGCTACCTGACGAGCCAGCTTAGGACACTGGCGAAACTACCCCACGGGGTAGTCGTAGCGTCCTGCTACATTCAACAACTTATGGAGAAAGTCATGAAAACTTTTGTTCATTTTGTCGGTATGAGGACTGATGCTGAATACTTAGCCGCAGTCAGAGTTTACGGCAAACCTGATTTCATCCATCTGTATCATGACCGCAGAATGTATGGGGATATTGATGCAGATAGGGATATTGTGGTGCTTGGTTCAAAAGGCAGGGATTTACCCTGTGAATATTCAGACCAAGACCATGAGAGACATTAACAAAAGCATGGGAGATTTTTACATGCAGAAACATAGAAGAGACCTACTGTCAGGGTTTTATGGCAGATTTTTCACTGGCTTTTTTACAAAGCTAGACGGTACTGAACGGCCTGTCTGGGGTGTCATTAAGAATGACCCCAACGTGCCGGACCACTTGTGTGTCGTTTATGACATGCGGTTGAAGCAGTACAGGCGTTTCAATATTGAACTGCCTTTTAATATTCGTTCAGGTAAAGACTTTATCTGTGCGGCTCATACCAACGCATAACGGGAGAAAAAAATGCGTATATCTCAAACTGTTCCTATAATTCAGAAGGCTATAGAAAGCCAGCTTAATTTTCGTATTTCAAACGGTGGGCGTGATGCTCAACGGCTTATCCCATACTTGCAGGGCAAGGCAGGGCTAGGCAAAACCACCTCAATAATCAGCGTATGTGAGGCCAATGATAACTGGTCTTATTTCATTTTATCGCTGGCCCAGTTTGATGCTGGTGAACTTATGGGCGTTATTGCGATGGACGGTGATAATGCTAAACGTCTGAAGCCACATTGGCTGGTGCATGTTGAACAGCTAGCATCCGATAGTGATGTGGTGGTTCTGTTCTGCGATGAATTGGCCCAAGCCCCCGTGGCGAATATGAACGTGGCCCGTCAGTTAATTAACGAGTTACGATGTGGTGATTTTATGTTGCCGGATAATGTCGTTATCGTTGCGGCTGGCAATCGTGTATCGGACAGGGCTGGGGCAAACAATATCCCAACACATATGAAAGACTGCCTGATGTTTTTGGACGTTGAGGCAGATTTAGATGACGCTGTTGGGTATTTGTCAAGCAAAGGTATAAGCCCCGTCATTACTGGGTTTATGCGGTTCCGGCCTGAGTTGCTTAACAAGGTGGACCGTGACGCAGACGCTAATCCATCACCCCGTTCTTATGAGAGACTTGATACAGTGCTTTCATGGGGCTTGCCAGAACCTGTTGAAAAAGAGGCAGTTGCTGGCATTTTGGGCAGGGGTGTATGTGCTGAGTTTTACGGTTACAAGCCTATATTCGACAGTGCCATCACTGTTGATGAGGTGCTTGCTAATCCTACATCAGCACCCGTGCCGGAAGAACCAGCAGTCTGCTACGCTGTAACATCTGCACTGGCCCACGCCATGACAGATAAAAATGTCGGGGCCATTACCCAGTATCTTGCCCGTTTTGTGCATAAAGAATTTTATGTGCTGGCAATGAAAGATGCTTTCAAGCGTACACCTTCACTGAAACAAACACCCGAATTTAGGGCGTTTCTATTAGAGCATGGCGCAGAACTCATGCTCTAAGACATGGGGGCAGGCATGGTCCTGCCCCAATTCATACCATAGTACAAATCGGAGACACAGATATGGATGCAAATACCAAAATTTCACGGGCCAAGACACGGCTCTTATTGGACCAGCCTTTCTGGGGTACGTTCACAATGGGTACGCCATTCTATGCTGATGACAAGGTGGACACTGCTTGCACCAACGGTCAACACATTAAATGGAACCCGTCTTTTGTTGATACCTTAGAGCCAACCAATACTATTTTCTTGGTTGCTCACGAAATAGGCCACATAGTCTTTCAGCATTGTAACCCCATTAAAGAAATCGATGGCAAGCCTGTGGACCCTGAGGTTCACAATATGGCACTGGATTATGTGCTTAATGCTATTCTCATAGATGGCAATGTAGGTGAAATGCCGGAAGGTGGTTTATACGAGCCTAGATATCACGGCTGGCCTTGGATTAAAGTTTACCGTGAATTAATTGCAATGGATAAAGATGAACGCCCAAAGTCTCAGCCTTGGGGTGGCAATGTCGGCAATCCTGAGGACGATAACGGTAAGCCCTTGCAGGGCAGTCAGCTTGAACAGCACAACATGGATATCGAAAGGCGTGTGTTCATGGCGGCAGAGGCCGCTAAGTCTGCTGGTAAATTACCAGCTGGTATTGATGACCTCGTCACAAAAATGAGACGTTCACGGGTAGATTGGCGTGATGTCTTTAATCGGTTTATCGGTGGTGAACAGCCGGACGATTACACTTGGCGCAGACCACAGAAAAGAATGTGGTTCCAGCATGGCGTGTACATGCCTTCAGTAGATAAGGTTGGTGTCGGGGATATTGTCGTTGCTGTAGATAGTTCAGGCTCAACTGGCGGACATCATCGGGAATATTTCTTTGGTGTTCTTAATCAGGTCATAGAAGACCACAATCCAACTTCTGTTACAATCATTACTTGTGATGCTGAGGTGCAAACAGTCAGGCGTTACGAGCAGGGTGACATTGTAGAAGACATGGACGTTAAGGGTGATGGTGGCACGAGAGTAGAACCAGTGTTCAGATATGTCAGTGAAGAAAACATTAAGTGCAATGCTCTTGTTTATCTCACAGACATGGGCATCTGGGATTTTCCAGACAATAAGCCTGATTACCCCGTTCTGTGGGTATCAACTGACCCCGACTGTGCGGACGCACCTTTTGGGGAAACAACACGCATACAGGTGGCGGCATAATGCCGCTACCTACCTTCAATAACAGGAGACAAAAATGAAAGATGAAATTAGAGATAAGAGTGTCGCACAATATAAATACTTGAAATTTTGTTTGCGGCAAATCCGGCTCACAATGGATAATCACAGGGAAATGTGTGACATTAAATTGTTAGCTGATGTAATAAAAGGCGGTAAATATGATTGGCAAAATGGCGGTGTACTGACCCGTGATGAGCGCAAAGAATTGCAATCTGAGTTTGATAGAAAGGCAGGGCAATATTGCGCTTTTGAAAAGACGGTTGCTATATACATCAGTCAACTAGCCGACAGTGTAAGTTCAATTAGAAGAAGCTTCAAGGCTCATCAGACATACAATCCTATCAAGCAAGTCAAAAAAACCTCATTAGATAGGGCCAGAGAAGTGCTTGACAATGGATTTAAAAGAACCAGCACCGCTGTAGTCTGTAATGGGCCGGAAGCTGAACAGTTGGAAATAGAAGGCGATACTGATTACAGCAGGGTCAACTATGTAAACATACCTGTCCACTGGGTCAGTTCAGTATATAACAAGGGCTTGGGGCTAGTGCATTCACCCAAGGGATTGAGGTTTATTGCGAGAGCAATTCCGGCAGATATCCCGTGGGTAAATGATGAAAACATGAATTGCTACAAGGCCGTCAGCATAGGCAGTCACGATAAAAAATGTTTTGTAGAAGAGGGCTGGATAGTGACGCATCAGGCATCTGTAATTAATGATGTTCAGCCCCTAGTCCATCCGGCAGACAGGAAGACTGTAACGCCCCATGCCTTCAATGAAAATCTACAGAAGGCTGTTAAGCTTATGAAGTCACGCACCTATAAACACCTTACAAAAATGCTGGACAAATAAAATGATTAAGCACGGCACTGTAAGGGCTGATGGAAAAATGTTTTGGGGATACCACAAGCATGCCAAAAATGGCGAGGAGTGGTGTACCCCATCTGCATTTATCAGGCGTAAATCAAAATCTAGAGCGAGGCAATGGATGAACCGCAGACGCAGAACCCATTGGCTTAATAAATATAAACAGCACCACGGGTGTTGTTATTGTGGTTATGATGATAACGGTATAGCCTTGCAGTTTCATCATACAGGTGACAAAGCATTTAATGTTTCTGACGCACGTTCATACTCACTAAGAAAACTTTTTAGTGAAATTAGAAAGTGTTTAGTTATCTGCTCTAATTGTCACGCAATCGAAACAACCAGACTACAACAGGCAAGAGGTAAATTATGACTAAGGATAATAAAATTTGTACTACCGTACAAAATAAAGTTAATTGCATCGGCCAAACACAACAGGAAATCAATGATGCAAATCATGTGGTAACGATTATCTGGGGTGTGGAGGGCATTAAAAAAGAGACATTTGGTTTTAGTGACATTGTGTCTTATCATGCCTTTTTATTGGGGGTCGATGCCGCATGCGGATGGATGAAATATGAGGTAGAGGCAGAGCCTTATTATCATGCCGAACCTTTTGATGCTGACCATCCCAAAACACTAAACTTGACTATGGAGGATGAGCCTAATGATGATTAGCTGGCACACGGCCCCAAGGCATAAATATAAGGGGTATGTTTACAAACCTGACGTAGATGAATACGATGATGGAAACAGAAAGGCTTCTCATAACGTATACGCTGAGGGTAAAGAAAACTTTATGCATACATTGCCAGAGTTTTATATTCACGCATCACCGTATAGTTTTTTAAGCTTCGAGCAGTTTAAAAATCACGTTGATAAACATCTAACAGATAATCGGGAGTTTAGACCATGAGAGATTATTTTCTATTTTGGCTAGGCGTTCTGTGCTGTACGTCTGGCATGTCATACATTGAACAGCCAGAAAATAGTGTACTGGTAGGCATAGCTATTATATACTCAGGCATGGCGGCCTTTGTCTGGGCTGGTGTTAATATGGTAAAAAGGGGTGACGAATGAATATAGAAAAAGCTAAACAAGCTTATCTTGATGAATGCCATAAAATAGGCAAAGTTCCTCAGCATGTCACCTACATGACCTATGACCAGTACAGTGAAAAATACACACTGGGCAATGAAAGTGATGGTGATTTTGTGGATATGTACCCGAACGGGTCAGTCACAGCTATGCACTGGAATTTAAAAAATAACAACAGTTAGGCTAGCGGGGGTTTGTTGACAGTGTTGAGGAACGCTGGAAAAAATATTCTGTTGGCCCTGCTAGTCTGACATCTCCACGACAGAATATATCCTCATAGGCGGTGAGCGTTCTAGACACGCGCTCACCGCCTTTTTTTTGCTTTTTTGTACTAGGGTATGAGTTTTATGCGAGCCGTGCCCGGGGCAGGCCAGAATATTTTTTTTTCGTGCTATAGTACAAATCAACTACTATCACGCATTTCGTGGGGAGTTCTTTCTTCGTGGGGAGTTCTAAAAAATAGGGGGCTGACGGCATGCAGTCCATCAACCCCCTTAGTCGGGAGGACTTGTAGTGTTTGGAGATTATCTCACATAAAATAATTAGTCAACATCAAAGCACTCTACAGATGCCGCCATATACCCACACTTGTCTAAATAACTATCCCAATGATGAGGTGTTTCCATTAGCCTTGCAGTTTTAACTAAATCCATCATCAGTGCGTGGTCTATCGGGGTTATTTTTTCATCATCCTTTAGTTTGTCTTTGAGGTAAACGGTCCAGAAATTAGCTATCCTAGCCCAGTTTTCTTCTGGTGAGCCATAATGCGCTCCCCTTGCATCTATTACATCTCCTGCCTCAGACAGTAATAATTTTCCTTTTCTTGTTGCAGCAGGTTTATCCATATTTTTGTATCCTAGTATAAATTTCGTGGGGAGTTCAAAACGGAACGTCATCAAAGTTACGCACTGCCGGAACTATCGGAAAGTTATCTTCCTGTTCCTCTGAATAAGTAGACGTTACCTGATTAAAAAATAAATCGGCAACACCCTGCTTGCCTACCCAACTAAATCTGCATTTCCATATGTGAACTTCGCTAAGTGATGAGCCTACTGGGTCGGGCCTATGCACTGATAATCCGATATCTGCTTTAGCAAACCATGCGGCACTGCCTGATATGTCATAACCTTTTGGTGCTGGAACTTTGCCGTCCTGCCCACGGAGCATTTTTGTTGGGTGGGCAACAAACCAGAGATGTATTCCATGAGACTGAGCGAACACCCTCAAGGTGGTTAGCATCTCACTAATCCAATCTGTTTCAGATATATCGCCATTCTTTTGTATATAATTGTATGGGTCAATGATTGCGCCCCTGATACCGTGACGCATAACTGCTATCTTCAATCTATCTACAATATCGTGAATGGTCGCCATAGAACCATCATTCTGATACAGAAAGCTAAAATGACTTTGCACGAAATCCTTCCCTCTATCTAACTCATGTTTGGTTAGACGAGGTGTAACACCGTCAAAGAATGGTTTTCTAAAATGCTTGCTAATTAATTTAGCTATGTGTAGGCGTGGCTCATTTTCAAAAGAGCAAACAGCAAACTTCCAACCTCGCTCTTCTGCTAGGTTCACCATTATCTGGTCAATAAACTCTGATTTGCCTGATGAAGGATGGCCTGTAACAACGGTCAACTGACCCTCTACAATGGTATAAAGTTCATCCACATTTGGATAGCCTGTCGATTCCCCTCTACCCATTCCCTTGTCGTAAATCTCGTCCACTTGCTCGTAGAAATGTTTTGCATCATATAGTCCTGCTACAGGATATGGCCTTGATTTGTAGATAACTCTATCTACTTCTTTCTTGCCTTTTTTAACCAAGACATCGTTTGCGTCTTTACATCCATCAGGCCACTCTACAATCCAACATTTATCTTTCCCTATTCTCCTTGCAATCTCCTCGCCCATAGCCTGACCAGCACCATCGTCATCTGTGCAGATGATTATTTTTTTTGCGGCATCTATTATGTTCTTTGCATCCCACAAGAACTTAAACTTGTTATCCTCTTTTGGGTCTATCTTGCCATCTATAACCTTCATGACGGCCCCATTAGGAACGGATACTGCGTTCTCATATCCGCATTGCACCAGAGAAATAGCGTCCATTTCCCCTTCACAAATATACAAGTCCTCTCCGATAACTACATTTTCAATATTAAAAAATGATGCTGGTGAGCCGTTACAAGAAAATCCCTTATCCTCTACTGACCGTATCTTTGCGGCATACATCCTGCCTTGATTTGTATAGGGAAAGACTACACAGTCTGACTGCTTTTGCAGTGCTGATATGAAATGTTTCCCTGATTTTAAACCTGTCTCACGAGCCGTTTCTTCTGATATCCCACGCTTCTCTAGCCAAGATAAAGTTGCTTCATTCAAGTCATCCCAATCATGTTTTACGGCAAGTGTCACTTTATTCCTCCTAACATTTGGCATCTGCCGCTCTTGCAAAGAAACGCCACCAGATGCTTCGCAGTGCCAGCAATTATACACAATGCTGTCACCTTCGACTTTTATAGACAGGGTTTTCTGACCCTTTTTTTTGCGCTGATGAGAGCAAAATGGGCATACAATTTTATGTTGCCCACTACCTCTCCGGAGGGCTTCCCCTCGGATTACTACTTCAGTTTCCATTTAGTTTTCTCCACGACTAGCATCACGATATTGCCATGCCAATGAAGTGTCAATAGATAATTTGAGTCAGTGGTGGGTAGGGTTATAATATTTATAGTTATATATATTTATATATTTATATATAATTTGTATTAGAGTATTAATATTTATCTATAAGGTCTTTAAGCTTTCTTCCTTCGTAACGGGCAATCGCTGATTTAGAATTTAGGATGTGTAAAAAATTACCCCTCATCTTTGACGAACATATATCGGCTAAATCACACACCGTTTGGAAGTCTTCTGTTTCTAGCCACTGCTCAACTGCAAACCTGTCTTTTTCGTCATTCAGGTAGGCATCTGAGATAGCTTGGGATATCACCGCTCTCCAAAGCCGACACTCTGATAATTGTTCTTGGGTTTTCCCTATCAAGCCCCCAGTAAATATTCTTCTGCTTAACTTGCCTGTCATTTTTGTAAATAGTTCCTTGCATTAAATCTAAAATCAGGCTCTCGTCTAAGTCTGGTCTGCGTGAGGAGTAATAAATTAGCATCTCAACCTTTACATCGTTATCAAAAAGCTCGTCAAGGGTTTGACACTGGGCAAGAAATTTAACTGCATAGTTTCTGGCCTTATCCGATTTAATGGACGCAGGACGCCCTCTTATCATAACTATTTTTCTGCTATTGGCCTTAGAGGCTGGCTCACCCAGTATTTGGAATAAATGTTGTTTCACCATGTTATTTTTCCTATTGACCTTTTTTTGAGCCTTTGATAATAATGATTTTCGGAAGGACATTATCATGCAGATTACTAATAATTATAATTTACCTCAGTCTTTTGTTGATTTTGCCAGAAATGACAAATATAGCAAGGGAAATGCCGATATTTCGGTTACCACACTGATAGACAGCCCTAGAGTGCGTCTTATGCGTGACCATCACCACGAGGACCGCGTAGTGGATGTCGTGGATAACGTCTGGGCATTGTTTGGCACTGCCGTACACCATGTTTTAGAAAGTTCTACCCCTACAGAGGATGTTGTTTTAGAAGAGCGTCTGTTCTGTGATGTTGATGGGTGGGTTCTTTCGGGTGCTATCGACCATCAATCTATTTACGGGAATACAGTTGAAATAACAGATTATAAAGTTACCAGTGTCTGGTCTGTAATTCATGGCAAGATAGATTGGGAGCGTCAACTAAATGTATATGCTTACCTTGTTCAAAAGAATAAAGGAAAGAGAGTAACTAAGCTTTCTATTTGTGCCGTGCTAAGGGATTGGAATAAGCGTGACGCACAGACTAAGCCAGATTATCCACAAGCACCCGTGGTAATAGTCGACATTCCTAAATGGACTGAAATGGAAAGAATTAATTATATTCATGGGCGCATCAGCGCACATCAAGAAGCACAGATTATTTATGATATGGAAGCTTCTTTCCCGACTTGTTCAGATGAGGACAGATGGAAACGTGATGACGCTTGGGCTGTAAAGAAAAAAGGATTAAAGAGGGCTATGCGTGTGTTCTCAACACATGATGAAGCCAATAGTTTTGCGACAGAACAAAGCGTTCCTGTCGAAATAGAACATCGTATTGGAGAGCCGATACGCTGTAAAGGCAACTATTGTGGAGTTGCTGATTTTTGCTCACAGTTTAAAAAGGAGATTAGTGAATGAGCAAAGTATGGGAGACTTTATCTGGCATTGATGTGTCAGAACATACCGAAAAGAAAGGTAAATTAGTTTACCTGTCTTGGGCTTGGGCTTGGGCGATAGTGAAAAAACATTATCCCGATGCAATATTTAAAAAACATTTGTACGATGGTCCAAATGGCCCCCGTCCTTATATGTTTGATGAATCTGGGTACGCCTTTACTTGTGTAACTGTCACTATTGGTGACCAATCACAAACAGAGGTTTTGCCTGTTTTAAATCACTCAAACAATGCTGTTCAAAATCCAAACAGCTTTCAAGTAAACACATCTCTTCAAAGGTGTCTTGCCAAATGCTGTGCAATGCACGGCTTAGGTCATTACATTTATGCTGGTGAGGACTTGCCGGAAGGAACAGAGCCTACGTTTAGCATTGAAAGCACTGACGGTAAGTTAGAAGAAGTTGAAGGCCTCAAGAGAGTGGCCGCTGTTTTTTCAACATTCATACCTGAGTGCCAGAACATAGAAGACTTGCGTTCATTTTGGTCGATTAATAAACAGGCAAGAGAGGCCTTAGAAAAGGGTGACAAGAAGCTGTACCAATCAGTTCTTGATGAGTTTATGCAACACAGTAAGACGTTAGAAGAAGGGAAAGCGGCATGACTGAATATCCACCATCAGGTGCGTTGTTTACAAATCAACGCAAACAAAAGGAATCGCAACCAGACTATACAGGCACACTTGAGTTGTCTGATGAAGTTGTGAATGACCTTGTTGAACAAATTAGCAGGGGTGTAACAAAGCCAAAACTCAGTTTGGCTGGTTGGAAAAAAGTCGCTCAAAAAAGCGGCGCTACATTCTTATCTTTGCGTGGCAACAAGTTTGAGGAAAAGCTAAATAACGCCAGTAATCAGGCTCCTGTTAGCACTCAATCTAATGAACCAATTCCGTTCTAAAAGAGAGCGGTCACAGAAATACCTAAAGACTTTGCGTGGCAAGCCATGTTTAGTTTGTGGGTATGGCGGAGAGGCACATCATATCATGTTTGCGGAACCAAATGCCATGAGCATGAAGGTGGGAGACAACTGGTGTGTTCCTCTCTGCCACTCTTGTCACATGAAACTACATGCTTTTGGTGATGAGAGAACTTGGTGGGATTTACAAGGTATTGACCCACTAAAATGGGCTAAATGTAATTGGGAGAAGTTCAATGGATGAAAGCCTTTGCATAGCTTATGAGTTGAAGCATCAGATTGAAAATTTACCTGATGAGGTTAAACGAAGCAAAATTGTAGATGGAGCGGAGACTGCTCACGATATGCTGTCAAAGGTGGCAATCGTTGTTCATGCCCTTGAAGCACATGAGAAGGATATAAAATGAGTGAGAAAAAAATTCCTTTGGGAATGACGGTTGAGGAGTTTGAAGAGCATCTAAAGATGATGAATGATAGGGTCATAAACTTTAAAGAGTATGGCGGCTCCATAGTGGGTACAAAGCTGGACCGAAGATACAGCAATCAAAAGAGTAATAGAGGTAACGTGGGTAATTTCTTGCGAACTGTAAAAGTTAGAAAAGATAGGCAGGGAAGGGTTCATAAAGGTAAGTACGGGTGATGGGAAGCAAGTTAAAAAATTCTTATAACATCTTAACGGTCTTGGAATATTCCAAAACATACAAGGTGGTGAGGGGAAACTCTAAAGAACATGCAGTGAAGCGTTTAGAAAAAAAGCTTTACAAGCAAAGTGGTTTTGAAAAACGAGGCATGTACTTGGGTGACATACATATTTTATCTGTAAAAGAAAACAAGGAGAAGGGCTAAGATGAATGAAGAAGAGGACTTGTGTTACTTTCCAACACAGGGATTATGCTCCCTAAAGGAAAAGTTAGATGAAAGTTACTTTCCTAAAAATCAAAAAAATATTTTTAGGCAAGAACTTGTTACATATGAAATGACTGATATCGGGGTAAAGAGGACAACCCATGTCAGAAATTTCTCTGGTGTAACTCATTACGACAGCAGAACATCAGAATTTTTAAAAGGGAGTGCGTAGTTATGTCAAATGATATTGAGCCAAAAGAAGCTGCCTTTCATTTTGAGGCAGTTAAAACATCAATGTCCCAAAGTAAAGCTGGTACGATACTTAGGCTAGCCATACACCCCAACGAAGTGCCAGCCAATCTACACACAGATTGGGTAGGCTCTCGATACATGGTTGCCATGGTAAAGCTAAACGAACAAGACGAGCCAGAGATATCTGTTGAGCAACGTGAGGTTGATAAGTTAATTGCCAGTGCTGGCATGTTGTGTAGAAACCCCAGCTTTGTTGAGTTTCTTCACGAAAAGAACATAACAACGTATGACCCAACAGGGAAATTTCCAACACTTACCCCAGATGAAAATGGTGTTGCGGAAGCGTTACGAAACTATCTGGGGATAACCAGCAGAAGTGACTTTAGAAATAATTCACAGGCTCGTGAACAATTTAAAAATCTTTCACAGGAGTTTTCAAGATGGAAGCAAGGGAAAGCACAATGACAAATGATTTTATCGACCCAAAAGAAGCGGCTGAAATGCTGACGATAAACACCAAACAACTCCATTATATAATGGAGACAGACGAAACATTTCCAAAGCCAATATTTCTTTCCAAGAGAATAAAGAGATGGAAGAAGGACGATATTTCTGGTTGGCTAGACTCTAAAACGCCAAAATAATTGTACTGTAGTACAAATGAAATTTAATAGCGATTTCAAATATGATTTAGAGGTTGGGCAAGTAGAAGAAAAGCGGCTTGCCCAACTTTTGTCTGGGGCTACAATAGAAGTTAAAAGAGACTTCTTGGCTCACAAAACTGGCAATGTTTTTGTTGAGTATGAGAGCAGAGGAAGGCCTTCTGGTATATCAACAACTCAGGCACAATACTGGGCTTTTATGCTGGAAGGTGACACAATCGTCATAATCAAGACAGAAAGGCTAAAAGATAAATGTCGTGCGGAGTTCCAATCTGGCAGAACAACATCAGGTGGCGATAGCGACACAAGTAAAGGCGTATTGTTGCCAGTATCTCAACTTACTTTATAAGACCAGCATCTCTCATTATCTTGTTGGCATCTTTTACAACAGCACTTATGCGCTCGTTGATGTTTTTAATTAAGACTCTTTTCTGATTTTCTGGCACTACAGGAGAACGATTTATCTTGTTCTTCTGTCGAAGTAACTTGTTTCTAAAGTTGTTTAAGGCTCTTATTTGTCCAGCTACAGAAAGTTCTTCTCTGTATTTTGACATAACTTCTCTAACACGAGCCTCGTCACCGCCCTGTCTTGCAAACTTTAATTCTTCTACTGCTCTATACACATCATCTCTTAGTTGCATAAATGCGCTGGTGTCTTCTTGTGTTGATGGAGATATATAAAGCCTTCTGATGAACGGTATCTCCTTAACAACATCACCCTCAAAATCACCTCTCAAAGCATCTACGATGTTTTTAGGAAGTTCTGCGGTTCTCAAGGCAAAAGCACCAGCACCACCTGTAAAATAATTACCCCAGTATTCCAATATGTTTGGAGACACATCAATAAGGCCCGGAGTTATCTCTGTGCCGCCTATTGAATTTAAAGCATTACTGATTGTTTTTGCTGTAGTGCTGGTGTTTGCCCAATACTTTTGAGAGTCAGGTCTTTGCACACCGAAAGGAGAGCCTTCTTTGTATATTGGTACTCCTTTAAAGTTTCTGTTTGCCAACAATTCAACAAACGGGTCTCCCACTTCTGGTGACACAAGTGTTGCATAATCCACAGGCTCACTAAAATCATTTATGCCGCCAAATGGACTAATTGCATCTAGGAATGTACCCATCGCTGAGTTGAACGCTTGTCCGCTGGAATACTCACCTCTTGAATATCTACTTAAAACACGACCAAAATTAGTCGCCATGTTTAATCCATACGCCAGTGGTATTTTTATAAACTTTTCATCACCCGCTACGCCAAATGTAGGAATTATTATGTTATGCTCTAAGTGATAGTCTATGAGTTCATCGTAGTCTTTTTGACCGTCATCATCCTCATCACCAGATATTGCGGCATTGAACTGGTCCATCAGTATGCCAGACAGCAACAGGCCAGCCCATATCTTTCTTACATTTTTAGACCTGACTGCGGCATTCATTAGGGCAAAGGAGCCTTGCAGGGATGCGTTGTAGAAAAGGTACAGCGCATTCATTAACTTTTTCTCTTCGCCAGCTTTGGCAAAGTTTACTGTTACATTTCTTGCGGCTTGAGCTGCCCTTGCTTCAGGGATTCCTCTGTCTATTAAGGCTTGGAACGTGGCAACACGGACACCGTTTTCAATGGCTGTGTTATAGTCATCAAGAAACTTTAGCAACTTGTTAAAGCCAATCTTATTTAGGCCCAGTTTATTTTTTATACCTGTCCCAGTTATATCGTCTAGAAGACCTTTTAGATTACGCATCTGGTCTTCAACGCTATCTACTTGGTTGGTAGAGTTTTTACCCCCTGCCTTAACAAATCTTTCAAATGCATCTGTCCAATCTGTTCGCCCATACTTTTCAAAATCATCTGCTCTTAGCTTGCCAAGTATACCTCTTACAGCAGGCAGTGCATTTTTCATTACTTCTTTGGTCATCGGAGGCTGGTTTTCATACTGAGCCACGTTCACACCAGCAGTCTCCAAGTCACGGAAGAAGTTTGGAATGGTAAATGATGGGTTGTATGTTGTGTTGATGCTAGACAAGAACCTGTTAAATTTACCTAGCTTGTCAACGACCCAACCACCTCTGCTTATACCATCACCGTAAGCACCCTTCATGGCACGGGCAATTCTATCGTCAAATATTAGAACATTAACACGCTCTTTCTGACCGCCTATCTTTACTCTTAATATATTATTTTCTAACTCTGGGTCATACTCAGTTAGAACCTCTGCAATGCCTGTTGTGTTGATGTCCTTGTCCTGTACAAGATTTAGAAACGACTGACCAACTAGATTTCTCTCTGCATCAACTATCGTTCTTTGATTTTGGTTCATCACATTAGCAATGATATTTTCTGCATATTGTGTGCCTCTACCCTGTCTTATTCTAGGGTCTTGTGCAATTCGACCACCGTACAAATTTTGATAGCGTCTGGATGTAATTCTTGGAAGATTGCTAGCATCCTGCTCTATCTCTTCATCAACATCTAAAAGGCCACGCAAAGGAACGTAGAAATCAAACTCGTACTCGCTAACCATTAAGCCGCCTCTGCGGCGCTCTTCGTTAGTGCTTTCTATGACCTTTGAAACAATGCCTGCTATTCTGTTGAAGGTTGCTCTGGATTCTAAATCTAACGTGTCCACCCAATCAATGATTGCTTTGGCTTCTTCGTTTGACATACCAGAACCCATGCCACGATTAAATTTATCTTGCACATATCTGTTACGTTCTATGGCATGTTTGGCGTATAGAAATGCCTCCACAGCGGCAAGCTGGTCTGTGTATGTTTCTTTTGCCCTTGCGTCTCTAAAGAAGCCAGAGATGACATCTAAAGTTTTATACTGAGCATCTGACAAAGATACATCTCGTATGTTTTCACCAATAGGCTCAAACAAATTCTCTCTGTTTTCGTCTAGCTTTGCACCTATCAGACCTTGAGAAAGCTCCTCACGCATGTACACATCCAGAGCATCACTAACCTTGTAGCCATCTGCCCTTAATTCATCCATTAACTTTCCTACCGGAAGCATGGCATCTTGAAATTTGGTTAGAAATCTCTCTGACCTAGCGCGAATTACTTCAGACTTCTCATCACCAACAAATTTACCAAGAAATTTACTCAACACGTTTGCAGTGTTGTTGTAAGTTACACGGTCTATAAACTCTTCAACCTCTGCGGTTGCCTGAGCAATAGGCGGCTGTGCTGTTTTAGGAACATCTACGACTTGTGCTTGAGAAAATCTTCTTACGCTTTCTCTTCTAACGAGCGTTTCAAGTCTTTCTGAGAATTCATCGAGTTCTCTCCTGAAAGCACTTGGAGCAATCGAGAGGTCTTCTGCGCCATAGATTGGCCTCTGTTCAACTGTACGTTCATCGCTCTCTGCGCGGCTTCTAACAATTTCGACTTGTCTTTCATATCCACCTTCCTCTAATATTTTTTTGTAAGCACCATTTGAAAACAAAGTTGCAAAGTCAGGAACATCTGCAATATCAACATCTGTTATAAGACCTTGTTTTAATAAATCTGTCGCTGAAAGACCTGAGCCACCTTCACTTCTTCTTCTCTCAACTATGGCCTTTGACACACTCCAAACAGTTTCCTGTATTTCTGATGGACTCCATTGGTCGCCAGTTATTTGACTAGCGGCCTCTGCGGCCTGCCTAACTTTTGCCGAAAACCCAATATATCCACTACTTTTTATGCCTAATTCACCAATCTCATCTCTGATTGCCTTTCTTTTAGACTCTGAAAATCTATCTTTGTCTATCAGTGCATAATTAGCCATCCATGTGTCATTGGTGACTTCATCTACAGCGCCAAGAAGATTTAACATAAATGAATTTACTTTAGGTCCGGATATTCTAAGGCTCATCTCAGTGCCTTCTGGGGCAGAAAGCGCTCTAATTGAATTATTTATCCAAGCTGGCAACACTGATTCAGTGCCTTTGTCGCCTTGCACTGACTCTCCCATTATTCTCATAATGCTTTGTTGGTCTTTTGGTCGGCCTGATTTATTCCAATTAACCCATATGTTAAGCGTGTTAATTGCGTTTGACTCAACTGATGTTTGTGGAGATGTTGCGGCTAGTAACGCTGTAAATCTTCTTGCGTCATACAGGCCAAAGAAATCTTGTATTGCTTGTGCGGAGTTTCTGTACCAACCCTTCTTTGCTCTGCCAGCAACAGCAACAGAACCCATCTCCTCTGCGCTTGGAATTTCTGTAAATATGTTTACGATTGCTTGAATGCGGTCATTGACATGATGTTTCATGCCAGTTTCTGTTAGCTCTATCTCATCTTCGAGCATGTACGGCAGAATATCTGCATATCCCCCGGGCAGGTTTCTTCTGGATTCTTTAACCTCGGACGATTTTTTGCCTACTGGACTTACAGATAACCTGTTAAATACTGCCGCCGCCATACCATAATCAGCTTTAGCAAAATATCCCACATACCCAGCGTCCTTTATCATCTTCTCCGTTTGTGTAACAACAAACTGATTTATGTAAAGTTCTGGGTTGTTAATATTTTCTATTGATATCTCTCTGACCTTATCTGTAACCATAGCCTCGGCCTTTGCCTTGAAGCCATCTGGGTCTTCTATAAAGTCATACAGTCCATCTACAGGTATAAAAGTTTCATAGGCATTTTCGCCAGCAAGCCATTCTTTTCTATAGCCCTCTGGGTAACCTACATTTAATCCGTAGTAACTTCTTGCTTGGAAATCATTGGGGAAGCTGACACGACGAGTATACTCTTCCCCCTTTGCATTGTAGTTAGTGCCTTGTCTCTCTGGCTCGACTACATCTATAGCACCTTCTTTAGAATAATGTACAAGTCTTGTTAGGCCTTTTTCATCAGTTCTGGGTTTTGTGACTTCAAAATCACTTTCTTCGCTCTCTGAAACCTCGCCTCCAACGCCCGCTTGTCCATCTCTAATTCTTGTGCCTGCTCTGGTGTTTGGCCCGACAGTTCCTGACGGATAATTTCGTCTGCTTTCTCTTGAATTTTTGACATCGCTATTTGACTCCATGTCTGGAGCAACGCCTTCTTCAACAACAAAATCTGGCAAAAGAGTTATCTTTTGTTCAGCATAAACTGTGTCAGATGGATTTGCTCTGTTCTGTTCTCCCATCGGCCCGAAGTTGACCCAAGAGTTTTGACCTCTTGTTTCTGTAGTCATGGCACGAGCCGCAAGAGGAGTATACATTCTTACATGCGCTTGCCAAGCATTTTCTTCACCACGGGCAGTGAAGGTGCTTCCCTCAAGCCCGTGACCAAAATAATCATGAACAATACGGAAGACATCATTAACACGCATATCAACGCCATCAACGACTTCATTGGCTCTTTTTAGTAATGGATTTGCGGCTTCGTCTGCTTCTGTTATTGCTTCTTGACCAAACCCATCATCCGTTGGAAATACCCATAGATGATTGTTGTCCCTTATGTCTATCAGGACATCTCTGCTTCCATTTGGATAAGGGTTCTCTTGGTCCAATCTTATAAATTCAATTTGTACCCCAGTATCTTTTACAAATTGCCATTGAGCCAAAGTCTCTTCTGCCATTGCGTTGTAAGCGGCACGAGTTTCTGGGTCAGTTGAGTTGTCCTTTGCCTCTTCAAAAGCTGTGGCAATGCGACCAGCTAAGTCTTTATCTACTTCAACGTAAACTGACTGCCTGCGGTTAGGCATGTCTACAGACTGTAAATATCTTGTTTTTGCATCTACGACCTGTGGTATTGGCCCGATAAGATTAGACGGTAAATTATCAAGGCGGCGTATAGAATATCTAAATCCAGACTTTGCAGAAAATTTAGGATTTCTTGCCAATACAAGAGGGCCAACTTGAACAACAAAATCTGCCGCAATCACAGGCTGTGTTGTCATTCTGTCATAAAAGTAGGAGTGACGCTCAGGGTCCATCCCAACTTGAACAACATCTGGGTCATTCATCATTTGTTGTGCAAAGGCAAATGCCTCGTCTGGAGACATTTTTACATATTTACCTTGCATTGTAGCGATGGTGCTTTTTTCTTTTCCGGTTGCAATTTTTTCTGCCGCCCGTTCTGACATCCCAAAAAGCGCATCTGTTATAACCGCTGTGGAATCATAGCCCAAAGCTTCGCCAGCCATAAGATTTTCAGGTATAGCAACAGTGGCGTCCACAAACTTACCATCAACTTGCACTCTGCCAGAGCCTTCGCGGAACTCAAGATTCTCTAGTTTTTTAATGTTAGGCTTGTGATATGAAACAATCCATGTGCCGTTATCCCTATAAGATGGTATGTCAAGCCTTATTCTTACGATATCCCCATCACTCAATATTTGTGACGGCACTCCAACTAAAGTTGACTTTTGGACTTTCTTTTCTCCGGTTCTTGGGTCTGTTGCAGTGCCAGATATGGAATCCACCATGTTCTCGTATGATTCAGGGGCAGGAACCGTTTCATATGGTATAATTGGCTTAAACTCGTTTACCAGCTTATCGTATCGCTCGTAATTAATTTCACCTTCAGATAATTTGTTTGCCGCATCTTTGAGTTCAGGTATGCGCTTGGTTACATCCTTAAACGATTGCTCTATCCGCTCTATATTGCCACGCTCAGGAATTAAAAATCCTGCACGGACACCAGCAGTAGAGTAACGAGTTTCATTTAATGCCTGTCTTGCCAGATTAATGTTTCTATTTCTGCGTCCAATCTTTCCAGATTTTATGCCTTCAAATATTTCTGCGGCCTGATTAAATCCAGCTTCTTTATGGGCTGTAAATATAGATTTAAAGAAGTTTACTATTCTGCCAAATAAAGTTTTTGGCTTGCCGCCAAGGCGTAGTTTGCCTTCAGCGTATGCACGGAACATTTCTGCAACAGCTTCTTCTTGCTGAAGCTCTGGGTCCGCATCAGGGTACATGTATTCCGCACGGTCAAGAAAAGTATATTCACGCTCTCTCTTAGCGCCCTTTATGTCCTTTACATACTTTCTTTTCTCTGCGGCTTTTACAAGTATCTGATATTCCTGCTCCGTAAGAAGGCCTAAATTTTTTATTGCGTGAATGACCTCATGGTTCATAACTGCGGCTAGTCTTTGTTCTAGCTCTGCGTCACTCATGTTGGGGTCGTATAGGTCCATAGCAAGAGTGATAATTCTCTTGCCGTCCTCTGTTTGCTCAAATGTTCCCTCTGCAAGAGATAAGTTGTCAGCAGGGATTACATTAGTGGTTACTAACTCTACATCTGTTAGCCCCATCTTAAATAATAGTTTACGAAGGGCGTTGGCTACACGTTGTTTTTTTCTGCTGTACTCAGGTGTGGGCTGTGTGGCTTCTTCGGCGGCTTTTCTAGCATCGTTTGCCCTTAATTGAAGCGCAGAGTTTTGCTCTGACGGGGGTGGCGATATATCTTTTCTGGCATCTATAGCCCTTGAATACCCGTCCACTTTTTCTTGTGCGGTTTCTAATTCACGCTGTTGCTCTGGCGTTTGCACACCTTGCTTTTTTATTTTATCTAATTTTTTTTCCGCATCCAGCTTTTGCTTTTGTAGCTCAAGAAGATTGTCTTCTCTTTGCTTTGCAGCAACTTCCTCTGGGCTTGGAGGTGTTGGTTCTTTAGCTGGGTTTACAACTTTAAATTCAGTTGGGCTTATAGGTGTTATGACACCTCTTTTTGTAAGGTCTTCTATAATGCCTGTGGCTATATTGTCCCTTACTTTTAAAGCTTCTTTTAATTTCTTTTTGCTTACCGCACCGTCTTTTCTTACGGCAACACCGCTTTCAACTGCAAGTATTGCCGCCTCTCTTGACTTGGATACTTCCTGTTCAAATTCTTTTTGCTCTTTTAATTCTTCTTTTTCCTCTGCCGTTAGCTTTTTGTCTGCTGTAGCAGGGTTGAGTTTGGCATTAGCCCTGTTATATGCCTCAATACCAAGAACAGATTCTATTTCTGATAACGGTGCTGGTTTATCTATGTCAGGTTGACCATTTCTTTGGCGGTTCATGCGAATAACCTGAGCCTCAGCATCCGGCAACTCATCTAGCTCTACTTCAAACCTACCAGCCAAGGCTTCTTTAGCGGCCTGAATGCCCACTTGCCGCTCTTTATCTGGATTTAACCCAAGGCCCAGAATATTTTCTTTTACCTGTTTTCTTTTTTCAAGGGTTTCGCTTGGTGTGTCTGGTTGGTCTGCTAACTCTGGAGACGGGAGAGCAAGTCTTGGTGCTTCTATAGCTAATTGACCTTCTGGAATCTCATTTCCATCTGCGTCAAACCTTCTGCCATCCATAGAAGCTCTACCACGAGCCGCCATTTCTGCGGCCTCTACACCTTCTTCTTGCTGGTCCGCAACCAGTTGTGCCTGTCCTTTAAGAAACTTTTTAACTCTTCTCCCGGCTATTGTTTCCAACAGGAAGTTGAATGTAGCACCAGCACCACCACCATAAATTGCATCATCTTTGTATGCACTTGCCGCAATTTCAAGGTCAGGATTGTAAAATCCTTTTTCCGTAAGGTCTTGAAGAACAGCGGCCGTAACTTCTTGGCCACCTTCCGCAAGGCCAGCAACGCCAGCAGACTTGAGCCTACCTCTGATTGTTTTTACTGCTTCTTGTTTTGCGTCTTTTGGAACTTTCTTTAAGATATTTGCTAATGCACCAAATACCCTGCCAACAGGCAACGCTTCAGTAGCGCCAATAGCCCCACCTGTGAGAATTGCAAGTTGTTTTGAGTCAACATCTTTGCCCTCTTCTAGTGCGCGACCAATACGCTCGTATTGATTTTGTGCGCCAAGAGAAACACCCATCGCACCAGCGGCGGCAGTTCCAGCTAATCTAGTTGCAGTTACGCCAGCACCAGCGGCTGATGCTAGCTTCATGCCCCCAGCGGCAGGCACAAGAAACGATGCAAGAGAACCAATGGCTTGACCAGACTTGCTCATAATATTGTCATCCGGTGTGCCAACAACGTACTCAACACCAGATTGAAGTGCATCTGTTATGCTTTGTCCTGCCCGTTCTAAACCTGATTGGTCGCCGGGAAGAATCGCCTCTGTCAATGAGGCTAGACCGCCCGGAATCTGGGCAAAACTATTACCAAAGCCATACGCTGTTCCCTGTATAAGGTCGCCTATGCCACCAACAGTATCTTCTTCTATAAGTTCTGGTTTTTCTGTTTGAAGAAAGCCCTCTCTTCTAGCCATTTCGGCTAGAATTTTGGTCTTTTCCTCTGGTGTGGGGTCTGACCCAGCAATGCTAACAGGATAGACCTTGCCTGTGTTCGGGCTTGTTGCATAAATAGTACCCATAACTCAACCTTATACGGCTATCTTGTCTAGGCCTACCATTCGCCTGAGAGTAAGTTCTTCCATTTGATACTGCTTTAATTTCTCAGGGTCTAGTGGCATTCCATTTTGGTCCACCCCAGAAGCAATCATTTTAGATACTGTGTTAAGCCTTGATATGACATTAGAGGCTGTTAAATCTTTATCACTGGCCTTTGCTAATTTTGCTCTAGCGTTTATTAAATCAATAACGCCCTCGTTGTAGCGGTCTTGAGCTTCTCTGTAAGCTTTTAGACCAGCCGCACCGCCCTCACCTATTGCACCAAGCAATGTGGGGTTGTCGGATGACATTATAGCTAAACCAGCCTGAGCAATAGCAAGCCACTTATCAGATTCTCTGTCTGCTTTTTGTGACTTCATTAGGTCAATGATTTCTTGCTCTAAAGTATTTACAGATTCTGTATCTTTAGTGTAATTGAACTCTTGTTCTTTTTGTTTGTTTTCTGCGTCTGTGCCAGTTTGTTGATTACCAGTGGCCTCATTTGCAGCTTCTGCTGCTCTGTCTTCTGCCAATTTTCTTGCGGCTTTTGCATCTTCTATGCGAGAGTCTTCTGTCCTAGCTATATTGCGCCCCTTTGTAGTATCGCCCGGTTCTAGAACCACTGGTGGCCTGTTCGGGTCTGGAGCTTCGCGTTTAGGGTCATTTCTTCCGCCCGAACCTTTGGGGTCTGTTTCTACACGGTTTGGAGCCTGTCTTCGTCTTCTGCCCTCTGCATCAAATGGCCCATCTGACAACTGACTCTCTAGATAATCTTGTTGCGGTGTAGGACTTGAGCCGCTTGTCGCTGCCATTGCAGCCATAAGACCTGCTTTTTGGTCCTCTTGGGTTAAGTCTGATGCAGTTACACCCCTGTCTATTAACTCTTGCGGCAAAAGAGCATCTGCAATTTTGTCTTCATCGTCAAACTGCGCCGCATTTATTGCAGTGTTTATCATCTCTTGAGAAAATGGTTGTTTGCCTTGCTCAAAACCAATGATGGCAGGTATAATTTCTGCGCCACGTTCAGCGAGATTTATAGGCTCATCTGGGTCTATGCCTGTTTTCTGAGAAAGAAACTCTATATAATTTTCTGTCGGATTATTATCTGAAGGTGGGGCGTATCTATTTGCCAAGCCCCTTAATGTGTTTATGCCGTATTGATTGCCATATGTCATCAAAAGCCTTTGTATAGCTCTAAGACCAGCCGCATCAGATACAAATTTAGCATATCCTTTATCTTGACCTGATTCACCAAAAAATCCAGCACCCGGCCTAATATTTCCGGGGTTGTTTAGCCTCATGCCAAGAGTGTCACGAGGAAGCCCGTTTTGAGCGCGTATTAAACCACCGTCGTATTTTTCATCCAACACTTTGTCGGCTGTCCCCACAAATATATTAGTGCCTTTCTTGTAGACCATACGTCTACCATCTTTACCTTTTCTAACCTCAAACTGATTAGATGACAGCTTCTTGCCGTGGTCTGTTTTGGAGAACAGTGCATCAACCAAACCACCTTCTTCATAGGGTATAACAGCAGGCATAGGCACAGGGCCACCCTTAACAGGCATTCTTCGGCTTGGGCTTTCAAAGGGAAGGTCAGCCCCCATGTTTGAAAATATTGGAAAAGGACGCCCAATGGCTGGCCTTATACGCTGGTCTATATTTAGGCCAAATCTAGGTGACTCATCAAAATCTACCCCAAAACGTGATTCAGCCATGTCCTCGACTTCATCAAGAAAAGGGTCTACCTCTTGTGAGCTAATGCTTTTTTGAATGTCATTTCCAAACTGCATCAAGCCACCAGACCTCATGGCCTCTGGCATTGCAGAGCCTACAGCATTTTGTACCATGGTACTTTTCGGGGCCATGGCCTCTGACATACCAGCAATACCAGACTGCGGCACACCAGCGGCGGCGATTGCCTCCTCAGCTACCGTAGGCTGTTGCGCGGCCTGACGTTTTGCAAAGTCATCTCTCATGCGCTTACGGCGCTGTATCTCACTAAGAACAAGAAACTGCGGAGCATTGCCAGAAGGCATTTGCATTTCATTAATAAGCTGGTCTTCAGAAAAGTTTTTAAGCTGGTCCTGAATATCAATAATGTTCATAGCCCTGTTATTCCTTTATACAACCCTAAAGCCGAAACCCCCGTTCCAAGAAGTTGCTGTACAGGATTATAAGTGCCAAATTTAGTCGTTTCCGTAGATGGCTGTACTGGGACACCTCTAAGTATAGATGAAAGGAATTGTAACTGCTCTCTTGGGTAATCCCTTTGGCGTACAAAATCTTCATAACTTATATCAAGCCCAGCTTGCTCCTGCCTTTGTATGTCCTTGCCTATTTGCTCTAAAAGCTGTGCGGCCTGAACATCACCATCTCTAGCCGCCTGCCCTAATCTGGCTAATTGTGCGCCCTGCGCTCCAGCCATCTCTCCAGCGCCAAGTCCTATTCTTTCTGCATCTGCCATCGCTTGTCTATCAGCGGTAAGTTGTGCTGATGCCTGTTCAAATGCTTTCTGTTGCCCTTGAGCCTGTATCTCTGCAAGCTGGCGCGAAAGTTCGTTTTGAGCCATGCCTTGCGCGATTGCTTGACGGGAGCCTCCGAATGCCCCAGCTTGAACTGCCTGAGCCGCCCTAGCGGCGTTTTGGTCTTGAAAATCTTGAATGGCCTTTGCTTTTTGAACATCTACTACCTGTTGCATATATGGAGTCGTTCTTGCACGAATGGCATCTGGGCCAAACGCCTCTGCCTCATAGCCCATGCCTTGCTGTGCGCGGCCTATAGCATCTCTGGTCGCGGCTTGTGCGTCACCTATGCCTGCAATCGGTCCTAGATTTCTAATTTGTCTTTGCGCTTCTAAAACATCTGGGGTAACGCCAGCTAGTCTTTGACCTTTGTATGGGTCATAATCTAGCTTTGACTCTGCCTCTGTGCGTTGCAACAGACGCTCGAAGTACGGCCTTACATATTTTGGAAGATTAGACTGAACAACCGTTTGTTCTTGTGGTTGCTTAGAACCTTTACCCATTTCCTAACTCCATTCTATAAGCAATGTACTCTGGCTCCCAGCCATACTTTCCTAACCAACGCTTCCAAGCTTTTCTTCCGTAGCTTTCTAAATGACTACATCCGCACTCTTTAGCGTATCCTTCAAGGGTTTTCTGCGCCATCGGCAACCATTCACCCATTCTGCTTCCCCCAAGCCAATCCATAGCCAATGCTTTCCTACTTGGATATTGGATTATTCTTGTTGTTATAGCGGCAATAACATTCATACCTTCTTTTTCATCATCAATTATTAACCACAATCCATACATGCCGCTCTCAACGTCTTTATAAACATCGTCAATATGAAACTTGCCTTTTGATGTTTCTACTGACTTAATTAAAACTTTTGCTACGTCTCCCCAGACGATACCCAGAGCCTCTCTGGGAACTGCTGTAATCATCATGCTGGTAGCATCATTCCTTTCGGCACTTGGTCAGGCTGTTCTGTCATACCAGTTCGCATCGTGCGAACTCTGTCCATCATTTCATATAAAGCTTTCGAGCCTGCGTCAGTCGAGCCGTTGCCCAACCCGCTAACCACATCCGCAGGTACAATAAACTCTCCATCGGATAGCACCACATCTTGCTCTCCTTCTAAGCTTGCGGGAATCATGTCGTCCATACCGTCTCCAATGCCACTTACCTTACCTTCTGTGACATCTGAATCCATATCAAATTGACCGGATTGCACCCTTTTTACCAAGTCACGGAGAGCATCTTCTCCGTATCTTGCCATAAATCTTCCCAACACAAGTTCTGGGTTAGATGACCTACCCTGTATTGCCTCTACAGCATCTGATATAAGCTCTTTATCATTAGGCTGTTCGGACATATCCATGTCTCCACCCTCTTGATATTTAAGAGCCGCTAGACCACCCTCATTAAAGAACCTAAACTCAGGGTCTATGCCGCCCCTAAATCCGGGTGGCAAATCTCTTTGGATTCTTATTGGAGCATCCGCTTCTGGAATATCTCCGCCTTCATCAAACTCTGAATCAAATGCCCCTGCTTGGGGCTGGCCAAGTGCCATTAAGCCCGGAGCAGCTATACCAGCAGTCTGACCTAGATTTCCAGTAAGTGCGCCCATTGCCCCTTGTGCGCCACCTATTCCACTTCCAGCACCGCTTGACATAAAGTCAGTAAAGTTTGCGGCATTTTGCGCTGTTCCAGCAGGCAGTCCAGTTGCAACGCTTGAGGCCGCATCTCCAGCGCCACCTAAACCACCAAGAGCCTTACCGCCCATGTAGGACATCAGGCCAGTACCGATAGCTGTTCCTAAATCATCGCCTTGCACCAGAGAGCCTAAGCCTGAGCCAAGAGCGCCAGCAAGAAGAGTTTTTCCAGCTAAAGCGCCTCCAAGCATGCCAGCGCCAGCTAATGCAGAGCCTCCTAGTCCAAACAAAAGTGGTAACATAGTTTACTCCTTATAGCCCTGCGTATTCTGTCTTTGCATCGTATGATGGGCAAGCTTTTTCTGCGAAGTCTCTATGCCCATAAACTTCTGCCTCTGAATGTCTGTCAAGTATATCTTTGATGAGTGTGACAAGGGAATCCTTCTGCTCCTCGGTTCGTGTGTCTTTAGGATTTCCCTCAGCGTCAGCCCCACCAACATAGCAGATGCCGATACTGTCGCTATTATGGCCCCTACAGTGAGCGCCATTAATAGATTCATCACGGCCCGCATGAACAGAACCGTCAAGTTCCACAACCCAGTGATATCCAATATCGCTCCAGCCCCTCTCTTCAGTGTGCCAGCGCTTTATTTCTGATGTCTTTACATCGCGCCCCTCTGGGGTATCAGCGCAATGTACTATTATTTTTTTAATCTCCCGCATATCCGTCACCATAGCGTTCAATAAGGTTGTTAATAGGTATCCAAGTTCTTTCGTCTATTTTACCATCTTTTATTCTGATGTCGTAGACCCCGTATGACCATCCAGTCAATGTATGTTTAGCATACTCTTCTAAATGCCCCTCCGGTAGGCTTGTACCTAAGTTTATCACATTTATTAGCTGGTTGCCCATCTTAGGATACGTTTTATCTACTCTTTTGTGGGTATGGCCAAAAACAACGTCATGTAGACAATCTCTTGATATTTGATTTTCAGAATACATACCGCCGTATGCCTTACCCATTGCATTTAGAGGGGTGTGTGTAAATCCAACATCTCCTATAAAATAAAATTCTCCATAAGGAGAGTAAGTCCAATCGTAATCCTCTAGTGTGGCAAACAATATCTGGTCTAGCAGCTCAACAATCTCTGGATTTTTGTTGGTGTAAGACCATATTCTGTCCTCATGATTGCCCAGAGTAACATGCTTTTCAACCTTGTAGCCGCCCAAGCCTCTATGAAAAGACCTGATGGCCTGCTGAAAACTACGCATATCCTCCTTGAAAGATGGTTTTTGGCGACCCTTTACCGTGTCATTAGAATCAAATCTATTTAATGACTCTACGCTAGCAAAATCACCTATCTGAATTATTTTGTCTACTTTGTTTTCTTTTGCGTACCTGCCCATAGCAAAGAATCTTTTTTTATCGGGCAGTCTTGGGCTATCGTGACAGTCACCTATAGCCAAAACATGTTTTGTTTCGTCTGGTCTAGATTTTCTCTGTTGTATTCTATAGACAGGCTTCAAAACTACTGTTGATTCTACCACGTTTGGCTTGGACAAAAGACCTCTACGTTTTGCTATGCGAAGCCTAGACATAAAGGTTGTATATGTTAAACCTAAATCTTTAGCGGCCTTGGTTGCATTACAAAAATGCTTATGGAAAGCAATTACTATTTCGTTTGCTTTTTCTTCACTTAAATGTGGTCTTGACATAATACGCCTCAATTAAAGCATTATGCGAATTATATCATTTACCAGCCTATTTTGTAACCTTTTTAACCTTTTCAAAGGTTCTGAGTCCGCCTAAGCCAAGCATTCCCAGCAAAACAGTCATTAGAGAATCCATATCAAATGTAGGTAGCTCTGATATTTCTACTCCAAGATAGGAACACACAAACATGGTCACAGGCGCTAAAACAAAGTGCCAAGCCATAGCAAACGACAGACACCAGCCAAGAAAGGGTCGCCAGCCAGCCACAAAGATGGACTTATGTTGTGCTTCTGCTTTATTTATTTCTAACTGACCCATGATTTGCTCTTGCATATGCCGCTCTGACATAGTGGCAATTTCGTGAGCCAACTTTGCTTTTTGGTCTTTGTCTTCAATAAATTTGTCTAGTAGTCCTGTTACCGGACCTATAAGCGCCTGTATCACTCTTATCTCCTACATACACAAATCGTCATATTTAATTGTGTGAAGCCTATGACCGGACAAATCCCCATGTCTTACTCTCCACAATTTTAACAGCCATTTAATCATTTCTTCTTCCTTTAGACTCTTGACCCATCCATATGCCAAATATACCTGTCATAACACCCATTATAACAGATACAAACGCGCTTTGTTGCATGGTTGGGTCTTCTAAATTCATAAACCATTCTGCACAACGCCAAGACATAGCTATACTGCAAATCATTGTTAGGCGAGCAACTGCGTTATATTCGATTATTTTTTTTATATAGTCCATTTGTACTACGGTACAATTTTTACCGTCCCTGAATCATTGTACAGCGCACCGGACTCAAGCCCTGTTGCGGATGTAGGCAATGCAGTTAAAGTAATTGTTGTCGCCCGTATGTCTCCAGCAGTTCTTTCCTGCTCGATAAATATCTCTAATGCTCTAAGCAAATCTTGCATATAGGTCAGAGAATATTCTGATGTTGGCTCAGGTAATCTAGGTGCTGGTAAATTGGTTAATGCCATTATCTTCTTCCATCAGGCCTAATATTTACCCTTGGTGAACCTAGCTTCCATTTTGTACCCAAGGCGGCTGACTCAACTCGAACAGAGAATGAGCGCCCTCTTGTCCTTAGATTTAATTGTTCTGTAAATGTTTCTACAGGAGATGACGCAGTTCTAACAGCAGTGCCAGACGAAGTATTAGAATATGCAGCCCCCGGCTCTGTCCTAGATTTTAATGTAAATGTCGCTTGTGGGCTTGCTAAAGAAGTTGAGCCTACAAATGTTAAGTCAGGTATTACCTTTGTCACCAAGCTAAAATTATCACCATCCTGTATGTCCATTGGCGCTGACTCAATATAAGAATTCATAGCAGAGCCGTCATCATCATACTCGTATTCATGATTGTATAAATACGCACCCTGTGCCGCTATCGGGTATGCTCTGGTCCCTCTATCCAGCCAAGCAGAGCGGCTAAGAGTTCCGTAATACCATATGGTGTCTTTGTAATTATATATAACGTATCTGTCGTTTTCTCCGTCACCGCCATTGGCTACTGAATTTGTATCAGAGCAATATAGCCATATGACTTCAGAGAACTCTGAATTTACACCACCGTACACTTTGTCTGTTTGGCTCAAATTAAAATCTGCAAACACATGGTCTTTTACAGTGCATTCTAGTTGCTGTGTTTGCCCTGAGTAAACATAGAAATTATCTATACCCATCCAGTACACAACGTCTTCAGTGGCAACGGCGGCGTTTGGACCCATGATGGTAATGTTTGATGCCAACTGCTGTAAGCCAAATGTAAACGGCGGTCCGATAAACCTCATTGAGTGAAGTGATGTATCTGTCCAGACCAAAATCTCACGCTTTGTCTCAACAGCCTGAACAAACTCCGAGCCAGAACCTAAAATTAAATCGCCAGCAGTATTAGATGTTGATGGAAACCAATCCACTGCGTTTTCTTGAGATGAAAATCTAATTAATAAAGGGTCTTGCGTTCCATTGCCCTGAGCCGCAGATGAACTTGAGTTAATAGCATCACAACCAAAAGCTATAACGTGTCTATCTTGGTCAGACACAAGCACCTGTTTAGCCACCGTGGGAACAGATTTGGCCCCAGCCTTTGTTGAAACCTCTACCGCTCTGGCGCTAAGACCGCCGGATTTATCCCAATAGTACAAATTAGAATCTCTGGCGTTTATAATAAGGTCTTCGCCAAAATTATCGTGCGACCATAGCCTTATCTCTGTAGATGTCGTAAGGGCAGAAGCCAAGCCCCAGCCTCCTGACCCCCATGTTCCAGCACCCCAACCCGTGCCACCAACCTGCGAGTTTAATCCCGCATTTATCTGATACGCACCAACAACAGAACTGCCTCCGTTACCAGAATCTGATGAGTTTGCAGTTACTGCATTTCCAGTAGTTGGGTCTTTGGCTGTTATTACATAAACACCAGAGCTTGTTACTGAATCAACCTGATACTCTTGATTCAGCACATCGGCGGTAATAAGACCGCCAAGAGTTGCAGCCCCGCTAAATGTAACAAAATCATTTATGTTAGCGCCATGATTTGTGTCTGACACTGTTATTGAAGACGACCCATTGCTTGCGCTAAAGGTAACATCACCAGCGGCTGTTGTGTCCCTAAGTGGCGTAATATCATTGAACGCCCCGCCCTCCTCAATATAATATTTTAAATGTGTGCCTAGACCAAGAAAGTTAGAGCCGTCCAGCGCTATCCAGTTATGTAAAGCACGACAAACGCCCTGAAAAGTATTTGCAGAATACTTTAACCAGCCACCAATTTTTTCTGGGTAGCCAAGGCGAAATCTAATTTTATCACCATCAACCCAACCTCCCTCGTTTGAGTAAGGGGTAACATCTTTGTTAATGCCAGCTTTAAATTGTAGTTTTTGTAACGGCATGACACACCTACGATGGTTGTGTTATGGATGCTGAGCTACTTGCGGTAAAAGTTCCGCCCAAAACGAGAGCGCCCTTACTCCAACTGGGTGGATTAGTGGCTTTAAATCCAAACCACTTATAGCCAGCGCTGTTTGCGGCACTTACATTATCTGTGGCCCATGTAATAATAGCATAATTGTAAGTGTTAGATGTATTGGTAATGGAATTTATAGTTCCATCAGCGTTCCAAGAAATACTGTATCCTCTTGCCCCACCAGTACTTCCGTTATACCCAGCATTCCATGCAGCCACAACATTAGTTACAGTGCTGCTAGTTGTACCACCGTACAAAACCACATTGTTATTGTATGCTGTTACGTCTTCGTTTTGTGAAATTGTGATGCTTGCGCTAGTAATAAAGCCGCTTCCTGCATGAAACACAGGTTGCCAAGCCACAGCATTTGCACCATTAGAAATGGTAGAGGGGGCGGCTGTGCTGCTTTGTGAGGTAACTCCAAATCCAGAAGTGTAGCCCCCCGCCGCAAATTGATAAGCCATCCAAACTCTTAAGTCCCTCGATGAGGTTCCTGCTGAAGAGTAGAAGTCTTTAAGGCTAAGCTCCCCGGACTGTGGGACGGTACTGTTGACAGCATTGTCAGACACACTACCCCCGCCTCGATAGTATTCTTTAAGGCCATGAGGTGCAGAGCCACCAAAATTTGTAGCCAGTTGGCTTAATTTAATTTCACCGGAATCAGGTAGTGCCATAATTAAATAGTTCCCTCAGCGGTAATGTCATCCGCAGAAACAATTTCACCTGTAGTTTTTATTTTAGCCACTCCTGTGCCATTGTAACTAAAAACTAACTCATTACTAACCACACTTAAAGTCCAGCTACCAAGCGTAAATGTACTGCCACTAATCGGTACAGTAGAAAAACTTAAATTGCCGGAGCCGTCTGTTTGTAAGTACTGACCATTTGTGCCGTCTGCTTGCGGATAAGATAAGCCGTCAAGAACAACCGAGCCTGTGCCATTAGGAGTGACACTGATATTTCCATTTGTACCATCGGCTATGGCAATAGTCCCAGAGTTGGTCCCACTGTTTGTGCTTAGTGTTAGGTCGCCTGTGCCGTTTGTTGTTATTGTAGCATCTGCATTGTTATCCCCAACCCTAACTGTGTCAGCGTCAAGTTGAACATCACCTGTTCCGTTTGGAGATATTACCACATTGCCATTGCTGGTTGATGTAATGCTGTTGCCATTTACATCTAAGTTTGCTGATAGCTGTGGACTTGCATCATTAACCAAGTCTGTTGGCGGTGTTAGTGATTTAAATTTACCGCTAGAAGCGCCCCCACCATCTCCAGTTACAGCTTGAGTTGCCCCAGACGCAATCTCCACGCCATTAGATGTAGAGTATGTGTTACCTTTATAAATTATTCTACAGGCCGCATCGGTTTCGTTTCTAATTGTGTAAAACTTTTTCTGGTCTGTTGGAGTTACCCTAAGTTCAAATGTAGACCCCGGTGTTCCAGAAAGAACCAAAACAGTCTTTTGACCATCTGAAACAGAGCCATCGTTTGTTGTTAGGTCTTGGCTACCAGTTATGGTTATGGCCGCCTGCCCATGCAGAGCCGCGTCAATGATGTCAAAGTTGGTATTGGTTGTTGTACCCCAAGTACCCGCTTGGTCACCAGTACCCGGTTTCTCAATCCCTGTATTAGTTGTATAGGTACTTGCCATTTATACCACCTTATTAGTCCATGTTTCTACTGATGTATTCGCGTCTATCTCTGTCCAGCTTCCGCTACCAGTGCTTGTTATCTCTGTCCAGCTTTCTGGGCTTCCATTAGAATCCACCTGTACCCACAGTATATCACCATTTGCTGTTTTTAAGAACACACTGTTCATTTCTTGTGAGGCAAACTTTAAAAGACCACCCAGAGATTTAGTAATATCAAACTGCGAGTCCATACTAGACTCGCCAAATGTCAACAGTCCGCCTAAAGAAGTTTGTTCAAAATTTATATCTTTTTCTGAAACCAAATAAAGCACAGTCAAGGCGTTTACTGTCTGTATAAAATTAGAGCTTATCTCGGCCACGCCTGACGCAACTAAAGATGCCGCACTGGTTTGTGTAAAGTTAGCGTCAAGAGTTGCTTCTAGAGAAGCTATTATATTTGACGTTCCTGTTTGGTTAAATTGAGAACTAATTTGCGCTGGAGTTTGGTGAACCAGAGTTTGAGTTGATGTCTGCGTAAAATTAGCAGACATATCAGCTTCTGTTATTAGCAATCCTGCGGCAGCAGCCGCCTGTTTAAATATAGATGTAATTTCAGCAGATGCTGGGGATATGAAGTTTTGTGAAGTCTCTTGTGTAAAATTAGCGTCAAGGTCTACACTGCCAAGAAATACTATTCCTTGACTTGAAAAACTATCTACAGAAAATCCCTGAACGCCAAACATCAGTCTGCGTCCTGTATCGTGTTACCTTCAGCTACCCACTCAAGAATGGCTGCGTAGTCTGTGTTTTCAGGATTAATAGGCACAGATAAGACCCTATTACTGTCAACAATAGTTACTTGATAACTGCACAATTCATTTGTTCTTGGGTCTACATTCTTCTTTACTGTACTAATAATCATAATTCATTCCTATAACTCTGCTGTTAAAGCAATTTTAGCACTTACATTACCAGTTCTGAAAAAACCTGAATGACCTGCTGTACCGCTTATCTCAGTTTGATTATAAAATTCTATAGCTGCCCTTTGAGAAATGCTTAATGTTACTGAATTAAATCCGTCAGAGGTATTATTTCTATAAAACAAATAATAATTTGTGCCAGTTGTTGCATCAAGAGTTGGTCCAGTTCTCATTTCTGTTGGTAACTTTAATGAACCATAAACATTTATACTATTATACATTGAACCCATACCAAACGTAGATGGAGCTGCTTCAGAGCCATCTGCAATTACAGTATAGTACCTCTGACACCTAGCCAATTCATCCCCAAATGACCTATGTTCAAATGGTGTGGCCTGTTCGCCTACTTCAAGCTGTACGCCCGTGAGATAGAAGTTGTTGCTTGTGCTATCAAAAAAGTTCTGTTGCCCCACATATCTATTAGCATTTCCTGAATCTTGCCAAGCAGTAGCTAATGTGCCGCTAGTATAATCAGTTCCAGCAAACAAACCCCACTGAACCGCTATTGTGTAATTGTTATCATTGTCTAACGCAGTGGTAGTATCACCTGAAAATGTGACAGAGTGTTTTTCCCATGTGTTTGCGGCACTTACTGTATAACTTTGACTTTGAGTTCTTACTGGTGATGTAAAATGCCACAATTCGCAAATATGCACTCCTGTTTTTGGAGACTTTACCCAAAATGAAAGTGTAACAGACTCTGCGCTTGATGTTCCATATTTAAGCTGTTGAAGGTTTTGCCCTTCTAATATTTGACGCAATACAATAATTTCACTTGCACTGATTGAAGTGTCTGCCGTGGTAACATCAACCAACAGGCTATTTGCAAACCCTTGTCCAGTTGGTGTATCCGTAGATTGTTGTAGGTTAGCCACCGCACTAGCCGCACTCGTATAAACATTGAAACGGTCAACAAAATATATGGAATAACCATTGGATGTTGTTTGGTTTCCGCGTTGATGTATTTTCATCGCACCATTGATAATCAGATTTTTGCCCGTGATACCGCCAGCATCAGCCGAACCAGCTAGGTCTGCAAATTCCCTTGCTCTACTCATGTGCTACTCCGGTTTATCAGGCCACACCACATCGTCAAGTGATGTGTAGGTTTTAGTTATGTCCCTTAATTGCTGTCTATAAACCGCCCTCTCTAAAGGCATATCTAAATCTGATGATGCCCACCAATCTGTTTCAGCAATAAGTCTATTTCGTTCTTCACGCAGTAATTTTATAGGCTCTTTGTCATTAAGGTCGGCTAGTTTTATTTTAACCGTACCCCATGTTATTCCCGCCTTTTCCCAATCATCTGGGTCATCGGATAGAATGGCTAAATCATTAGCATCTACGCCTGTTACAAGACGAAAGCCTGCGTTAAAGCTAATCGCGTCTGTAGGCTCACCGTGTAATACGAACCGACAGTTTGGGTCTAGTGCTAAGATTGCTTCTGATACTGATGCCATGACTTATCCTACCAGTTGTCCGCGAAAATATGCGTATCTGTAAGCAGCATTAGCGTAAGCATCAGTCCCGTTATCCGACTTTGCGTAAATAGAAATATAGTCATTAACGGCTAGTGTGGCGTAGACACAATACTCTCCGTTTGTGCCGTATGCGCCACCTGACGGCTCTACTCTCAATTCAAACTCATTGAGACTGCTTCCATTTTTGTAAAATCTAAACCGATAAACGGTGGAACTAGTATTAGCAATTGATGCTACTGCAAAACTATAAGTCCCAGCGACAGGTACAGTAAATCTACCTGTCGATGTGTTGTAGTGACCTCCTACATTTACAAGAGCGGTGCTAAAAGACGTAAGTTCAACATAGCTAGTTGTTAAAGAAATAGTGCTATCGGCAACAGCCATAAAAATTGGTTTTACGGGCTGAAGCACTCTACCGCCGCTATCAACCGTTAGCGCACTGTTCGAGTTCGTTGGGTCTTGGATTTCGGTGACTTTTAATATGCTAGTCATGCACCAATCTCCATTAAAGTCATTGTTGAAATGGGGGTTCCAAAGTAAGTGGTTGCATCAGTGTCGTTATGAGTTCTATTAACATAAACAGTATACGATGTGCTATAACCGCCAATGTCTATACTGTATTGAACAGCACTGGTTGTAGAAGGAGAGTCTAAATATTCAACTGCCCCTGCTATCATATCATATTGTGCGTCACCAGCGGAGTACTGAGAATATGAATAGGTAACTCGTTTTCTGTTAGAACCGCGTTGATTGCTTAACGCATCGTCAATAGGGGTTCCGTCTCTTAAAATTCTTCCTCTAAATGAAAAGTATTGTGATGCCAAACATAAAGAAGCCTTTACTAAAATTTTACTGTTAGTTGATTTGGGTGTGATATTACACCTCAGTCCTGTAACTTCAGCAAAATTAGGGCCGATAGCAGTTGAGAAACTGTCCTTAAAAACTGTCTGTTGTATCTGCAACACATGACCCGGAATTTCCACCCCGTTGTTTGTTGTCTTCTCATTTATTGTATCTACGAATAATGTTGACATTGTTTTCTCTAAGTTGCGTGAACAAGATGTCCCCAGAAAATTGACTGCCTATTTGAGGAGTCATGAATAGTGCAATTTTCTTCAGATTGAAAATATGCCTCTACATAATCAGATGAACCGTTCATCTGTAGCAAGCCTGTGGGCATGGGATATTCACCATTTGTAAAAGTATCTGATGCAGTTTGAAACTGGTTCATCAAGGCCGTTTCATCTCCCGCACCGTTTTTTCTTATATTAAAGGCAACAAGAGTTACAGTGCTATTTGATATTCTGACTGTGCCGCCGAATAAATACCAACCCGCAACCTGTGGCGTGTATCTATGATTAGATGAATCCCAATAACTACCAGTATCAAGCACCACATTTTCCCATGTTATCTTCGCAAAGGCTGATGCTGTATAACTTTGGTCTGTATCAGTAGCATTTACTTGAAAGGCTACAGCTTTAGGTATAACAAGACCACTGCTATTAATTGTTATAGCACTTGTACCTGCCGCAGTTCTTATCTGGTCTACATTTAATATAGAAGCCATCTGTGCCTCACAGTATTGTCAGATTACCGTTGACGGTAATTGTAGTTGATGAACCTATAGTCAATGGACCAATTGCCAATGCATTTTTAGTTGAGGCTATTGTAGTATTTTCACTTACACTTTGTCCATTAGTGCGGAACACAGCCGTGT